TCGCTGATAAGTTTGGTCTTGATCAATTTACTCTTACTGAAACACAAGTTCCTCTACCCCTACACTTCCACGGCACTGGTTACATCGATAAAGATGATGACACCTATTTCCCAATTGCAGGTGAGGAGAACGAGCATGGATTTATGGGACAACCGGGATTTGGTAATCAAAAAGTGGCACTAATTAGTGGTGATGGTCCCGATGGTAGTGATCCGACCACCGGTCGCACCATGCGGTCGGTTTCCGCCAATGTGAATGCAAGCACCGAGTATATCAGAGAGGACAGTATAATCTACCCTGCACTCACAACATATCAAGTTCGACCCTCCGTCTCATCGGAGACAAATGGTTTCTTGGGTGGGTTCCCACCAAGACCCGGAACGATTACTCCCGCCGAGTTTACCGGTAACACCCGAGGTTATGATACGGAAGTGTCCCTTGATAAAATTACCAACACACAACCGTCCATCGCGTTGAACTACATAATTAAGTTCTAATAGAGAAAGAGATCAATGGCAGGAAAAGCATTTACAAATTTAAACAAGATCTTTCTATCGGATACCTTTCGTGCGTGGTTTGATAAAACAAACCAAATCATAAGCACAATTAACCCGCTCGAAATCTACGGTGTCACCGCTGGTGTCGGCGAAGTCGCTGGCATCACTATGGAATTCAATACTGACGGAACAGTGACCATTGGTCTTGACCTACCGGACGCACTTACAGGTGACTTTAGTTTTAATACTGGGGTAACTTTTAACAATTTTATAAGTGTCGCTGGTCTGACTGTAGACTTTTCTGCGAACGGAGGACATGGTGCGACTTTAACCGGTCGAGTTGTCCGCACCATCAACGGAGCAACGGGAGATGTCGCTCTGGATTTTGTTGCTATCCCCGGAAACTCTGCGGACGGTGATATACTCTACTATGAGAACACAGGGGCGGGGGCAACCTTCCGTTCCTATAACTTGTTCTCAGATGGAACCGCTGATAACGGCATGGTTCATGTTGGCGGTAGTGGTGGTGTTTTCTTCGGCATCACCGCAGGCGGTGCCTCTTCGGCAAATGAATTTGTAAAACTAGGGAACATTCAACTTGTAGGCACAACCGCCTCTGGTATCTACATGGTTGATAACTCACAAACATCCCTAAGCACTGCGAAGATCGCCGGTGCAGACATTCGCTACGGCACGGAGGGTAGTTCACAGTTACTCACTATCGGTGGTAGGAATATTAGTGGGACTAAACACTCCACGAACAACCTTATTTTAGATTTTAATAATCAGACCACGACGGTTGGTGGTGGAGTGACTGGAAACGGTTCCCTAAACATCGGAGACGCGAGTAACTTCGGAAGACCCATTCTCTATACGGACAACGGTGGGGAAACATTTGCTCTTCGATACCTTTTAGTAAACGAAAAGGGCGGTAGGACATCCGGCGGATCTGCTGGTGTCGCTGCCCTCGGAGGAAACCCATCAACCAAGGGACTTTCGGATGTTGGCAAGCGGATTCGACTGGAGCATGACGCTGCCTCTGTTGAAGTTGAAATTTCTGGTCCGGGCAAAACCTCTGGTTTTGTAGTTTATGGTCAAGAGGAATCTGGACATGTTTACGGCGACTTGCTTCTTCCAACGCTTGTTGCAAGAAAAGACGGAAACGTTGTAATTGGTGGTATTGCTCCAGATGATGGTGGTATCACAGGAACAACATTTGGTAGTCTCAACGTTCCTAGTGGTAAATTATATCTTGGAGGAAAGATTGGAGAGTCTGCCACCAAGGGAATGCAAATCATCACCAGTAATGGTGTAACCGCTGGATGGACCTCACTATCAAGCACGGCATTTAACTACGTTGGGACAATTTCCTCCTTGAATGATACTACCGCCTCTCTAGGCGAAAGTCCATCAGTCTCAGAGAATTCAAGCAATACTATTTTGTTCAGGGATGAAAATAGGTTAGAGCAAACTGGTCCCTTTACAATTCAAGTAAACTTCCCGTTAGTTAAACTATCAGGAAAACAATCAAGAACTTATGATGCAGTTTTAGGTGTCGCAATAAATATAGATGGCACTCAAAAGTTAATGAGAGAAACTGTTTTGTGGAAAGATCTCCATGCACATGGGATAGATTCAATTTCTCCGACATTTGTGATGGCAGGTCAAGCGAATAAATTTGTAAGGATAACACCATTCGCCACACTTAGACTAACTACTGCGAACGGTGCTGACGAGAGATTTTCATATGTTATTCCCGGAACTTACACAGCAACATTCAATAAGATAGGTTAAAATGGCACTATACTCAGGAAATGTAAATGGTAATACTCGAACGTTTGTTTTCTCCGCCACAGGCGGAACAAACGCTAATTTCGTAACGACTATTGGTGCTGGTGCTTCCACCGGTGATTATGTCTCCGCTGGTGGAGACACCTTTGGCACTACAGCGGAGATTAGATCGTTTCGTGGAAACGTGGCATATTTAAACTATAAAAGAAACACCACCGAGGTTAGAACAGAACTTTTACCAAGTGGTGGTATAACCTTCACAGAGGAAGATGTTATTCCTGATCCAAGAATTGTCGTTGGATTTTTGGTGGGAGAGGGAATAACTGGTCACCACATGGATGAGATTCACTATCAGAGTGGTGCTGGAAATGTTGAGGCATTTCTTGGTCGATTAACCTACTCTAGCGGTTCTACTCTAGTCCCTGAAGGTTCAGCACTAATTGAACTTGTTGCCCCCGGTCTTACGGGAGTTACTACCCCAAATAGAGATGACCCGGACCCACTTAAAGATATTTTTACTGTCGCTGCTGGGAATACCATCGAAAATAAAACAAATGGTATGGTAAGTTCAAATACAACCGGTTCAACTTTTACCAGCACCGCTACTTTTGTTCGAGTGCCTGTTCCCACTTATAAAAACGTAATTTTAGGTCAAGTTAGGGGTAGTGTTGAGTCTGCTGGTTTAGACTCTAACGGTCTCACTGGTATCACCATCGGAGATGCTACTCACCTAAGACACGTTATGGTCGAACTAGGATCTAAAGAATTAAATGAATTTTTAAATAAATCAGCACACGTTAGAAATAACAATGCAATAACTGGTGACTCTTCCCGAGTTGGACAAATATTTACGTCTACAGGTATTTCAGGAACCACTATCTCAAACAAGGGGATCCTACTCAACGCGGTTACTGGTGGAACGGTGGCGGGAACTAGTGTTTTGCAAGAGTTTGCCGCTAAGGTAGCAAACGCTGAATTTCAATTAGACCTAGATGAGAGGACCACTGTAGAGAAAATCTTAAATCAAACCTCTGTTCGTGGAATTGATCAGATCCCATTCACTTCTTGACATTCTCGCTCCATACATATATTATGATAAGGAGCGTATAGATGGCAAAACCCACATCACGACAAGGACTTAAAGACTATGCGTTACGCAGACTAGGTTCGCCTGTAGTAGAGATCAACGTAGATGACTCGCAGGTAGAAGATCGAGTCGATGACGCTTTACAAATGTTTTCTGAATATCACTTTGATGGTGTGCAGAAGGCGTATTACAAATACCAAGTAACTAGCACGGATATCAGTAACGGATTTATTGATACCGACGAGTTGGTAAAAAATGATGGGGCGATTGGTCCTGAACTTGAAGCGGGTAACCAAATCATATCTGTTCTCAGAATTTTTGAATTTTCTGATTCAGGCACCAGTAATATTTTTAGCGTCCCATATCAATTAGCATTAAATGATGTTTATGGTATTCGTAATCCCGGTTCACTCACCGACTATACGATTACACAACAACATATTCAGATGATTCAAGATTATTTGGATCCCGAGAAGATGATTAGGTTTAGTAGGGTGACAAATAGAATTTATATTGATAACAATTGGACAGAGGACATCAAGGAAAATACTTTCCTGACAATTGAGTGCTATGTCGCTCTAAATCCGAACACATATCCTGAGATATTTAATGATATTCTTCTTAAAAGATATGTCACTGCCTCAATTAAACAACAATGGGGGGCAAACCTTTCAAAGTATAATAACGTAACTCTTCCCGGAGGTCTTTCGTATAATGGTGCTGAAATTTATCAGCAAGCGACAGACGAGATGAATCAAATAGAAGAAACTCTTCAAGACAAGTACGAACTTCCTCCGGACATAATGGTAGGATAATCAATGGTAGAATTTAACAAAGACATAGACACATCGGATTTTGACGAGTTTGATTTTGGGTTTGAGTTGGTTGATGGTCCCGCTCCAGTCGAGACCACTTCTGAACCACAATCCGTTTCCGTTGACACGACGGAGATTGATGATCGACTAGACACACTCGAAGACAAGATTAATAATGTTCTTAATATCGTTTCGCTCAGTGATTCTAGCGATGATATTCGTAGAGCGATTGAGGACCAAGGGGTCTCTATTTCAACCGCACTCGAATCTGTCGAGGATATGAAAGAAAATATGCAAAGAGAATATGAAAGAAAACTAGAAGAAGTTGAAAAACTTGTTCTACCTCTTTTAGTCAATCTTACAAAAAACCCAGAACGAGAATACATCAAGTGGCCAAATCGTGCTAAGTCCGTGCAAGGTCACATTAATAAGATTTTAGAGGTAACCAGAGGTAATGGCGACTAATCCATACTTTCGTAAAGCAGTTCGCTCAGAGCAAGACCTTATTGATGATCTTTCTATTGAAGTGATCAAAATCAATGGGTTTGATATGATATATCTCCCGCGAACTCTTGTGAGAGAGGATGAAATTTTCGGTGAAGACAGAACTCCCTCTAGATTTAGCACTGGTAGAGAAATTGAAATGCTCGTCGAATCAGTCGATGGTTTTGAAGGAGACGGAGAGGTCTTTGGCAGATTTGGTCTTGAGATTAAAGATAATGTTTCTCTGCTTGTTTCAAAAACAAGATTTGAAAAAGAGTTTTCTGATCTTGGGTTCAAGGAACCAAGAGAAGGTGATCTGATCTATTTCCCCATATCAGGTGGTCTTTTTGAAATTGATTACGTTGAGAGAGAAAATCCATTCTATCAACTTAACAAGATTAATACGTTCAAGTTAACTTGCTCGCTTTTCCGTTTCAGTGGAGAGGATTTCCAAACTGGGTTCTCAGTGGTCGATGGTGTCACTAGTGATCACCTCGATCAATTGCAAACTCTTGTGCTTGGTGCGGGGACAGGAAACTACACAGAGGGAGAGACTGTTATTCAGGGTGCGGGTTCCACAATCGCTGCTCTCGTTCAGGAGTGGAAGTCCGCCAGCAAAACTCTTTTCGTCAACGGTATTACCGGTGCGTTCCAAGTTGGTGTTACCGTTGAGGGTCAGTCCTCCGGAACCAAGTATCTTCTTGGAAGCACCGGAACCACCAACGAGTTCGTTGTCCCCGACGCTGATGAGGATAACACCGAATTTGAAAGTAACGCATTGTTCGACTTTACAGACCTCGATCCGTTCTCGGAGGGTGACCTATAATGTTTGAAACATTTTATAACGAAACTATAAGAAACACCGTCATTGGGTTTGGTTCTTTATTCAATGAGATATTTGTAAGCAGAAAAGACTCAGACGGAAACGAGACGAGTAGATTTAAAGTCCCGATTACATACGCACCAAAAGAAAAGTTTATTCGTATGCTTAACGAATACTCTGGTCTCAAGGGAACAGCGAACGAGCGTGATATATCAACTATTTTGCCGAGAATTGGTTTTAACATAGAGGCGATAAATTATGATTCTGAGAGAAAAAGAAACACCCTCTCAAAAAGATATACTGCTAGTTCAACATCAAATCAAATTAAGTTTGAGTATGCAGAGGTTCCGTACTCGATAGACTTCTTTCTAACCATTGCGTCTAGAACTATGGAAGACGCTCTACAAATAATAGAGCAAATTCTCGCATTCTTCACACCAGAGTTTATTGTTTCCATAAACTTCACTGACGCTAGAAATAAAATAGATGTGCCGATTACTCTGACTTCGGTTGCCTCAGAGGTTGACTTCGAGGGTGATACATCAACACAAAGATCCATAGTTTTTAATCTATCTTTCACCGCGAGAACATATGTTTACGGTCCAACTAAAGAAAGCAAGGTTATTACAAAAGTCGATACGACTTTCTTCAACGCAGACTTCGACTCGCAAGGTGTCACCGGGGCAACCGGCGCACTGGCACGGGTCATCGCTGGTATCACCGGACCTAATGGACTAACGTCTGATATCAATGAATATACTGGAGTAAATGTATTCGGGTCAACAACTGACAGAGCAAATTCTATCTTTGAGTATCCAAATACGCTTGACTCACTAGGAGCAACAATATGAGTGATAAATTAGAAAAATCATTAAATATCGATCCCGTCGAAAAAATCAAACAACCGGTCGTAAGAAAAAAACCAGTTGAGATCGTGGTTTCCGATGAAGTTCGTGAAAATAAAAAGAAAATGGATCAAAACGCTGACTACGCTGAAGTTCGTGATAATCTAAAGAATATAATTGGTACGGGGTTGAACGCCATAGATGGGATTCTTTCCGTTGCGAGTGAGGGAGAGTCTCCACGGGCATATGAGGTCGTCTCACAGTTAATCAAGAGTGTCACCGATGCAAACAAAGATCTCATCGGACTGCACAAGCAGATGCAGGACTTGGATGAACAGGGTGGAGGCAAAACCACCGGACCTGTCACTAATAATTCGATCTTCGTCGGTTCGACAAAGGAACTACAAAAACTAGTGAAAAGTAATTTTAAACAATTGAAGGACGAAGCGGATGGCGGATCATGAATCTACTTATCTTGGCAACATAAACCTAAAACCCGCCGGGGTAAACATAGAGTTTACAGAGGAGCAGGTTCAAGAGTATCTCAAGTGCCAGCAGGATCCTCTTTACTTTATTAAAAATTATATTAAAATCATTTCTCTTGACGAGGGTCTTGTTCCATTCAAGACTTGGGCATATCAAGATAATATGATCAATACAATTCATAATAATAGATTTACAATTGCCAAACTTCCACGGCAGTCAGGAAAGTCTACTACGGTTATCGCTTACCTTTTACATTATGTTCTTTTCAACTCTGAAGTTAATGTTGCAATTCTCGCCAACAAGCAAGCGACCGCACGGGAACTCCTCTACCGATTAAAGTTGGCATATGAAAACTTACCCAAGTGGTTGCAGCAAGGGATCATCGAATGGAACAAGGGAAATATTTCTTTAGAAAACAACTCTAAGGTTCTTGCCTCCTCCACCTCGTCCAGTGCGGTTCGTGGTGGTTCATTCAACATGATCTTTCTTGATGAATTTGCATATGTCCCTGAAAATGTGGCAGATGAATTTTTCTCATCTGTCTATCCGACAATCTCATCTGGTAAAGAAACCAAAGTTTTAATTATCAGCACGCCCAAAGGTTTGAACATGTATTACAAACTTTGGCGTGATGCGGAGGAAGGAAACAACTCTTATGTTCCCATTGAAGTGCATTGGTCGGAAGTTCCGGGACGCGATGATAAGTGGAAGAAAGAGACGATTGCAAACACCTCGCAGTCACAGTTTCGTGCTGAGTTTGAATGTGAGTTTATTGGATCACAGAACACACTGATCGACCCTGCTAAATTAAAATGCTTGGCGTATCGAAAACCCATAGCAGAACGAGATGATGGTTTTGTGCAATATTATCCACCAGAAGAGGATCGCACATACTTCATGTCAGTGGATGTGTCCCGTGGTCGTGAACTAGACTACCACGCGGTAACTGTTCTGGATATAACGGAGATGCCATATAAAATTTGTGCAATTTATAGAAACAACGAACTCGCTCCCATGCTTTTACCAAATATTGTAAATGCCATAGGTAATATTTACAACAAAGCATGGTGTCTAGTTGAGATCAACGATATCGGTGGTCAGGTCGCGGATGTTCTCTATAACGAACTCGAATATGAGAATCTTATGATTACCAGTGTTCGTGGTCGTAAGGGTCAGACGATGGATGGTGGTTTTGGTAGTTTTCAATCACAACTGGGTGTGCGAACCAGTCCTGCTGTGAAGAAACTTGGGTGTGCTTTACTTAAAGACATGATCGAGGGCGACAAGATGCTCATCGAAGATTATCAAATGATCCAAGAACTCACGGCGTTTGTTTCAAAAAAGAATTCATATGAGGCAGAAACGGGTCACCACGATGACTTGGTAATGACTCTGGTTTTATTTGCATGGACCACTTCGCAAAACTATTTCAAAGAACTAACTGACCTAGATATAAGGACGAAACTTTATCAAGACAAAATTCGTCAAATAGAAGAAGATCTTGCTCCATTTGGTTTTATTGACGACGGATCGTTGGACGATACCTTTATCGATAATCAAGGAACGCGGTGGAGTGTGGATAAAGACAACGACAGTATGGGTTGGTGAAAATAACTAATTTGCTAGATACTACAGCGTTGATAAGGAGATAACAATGGCATTTCAACTTAGTCCCGGTGTCGATGTAAAAGAAATCGATCTGACAGCAATCATCCCTGCCGTGTCCACAACCAAGGCAGGATTTGCAGGACTCTTTAACTGGGGTCCAGTGGAACAAAGAATTACAGTCACCAGTGTAAACGACTTGGTGGAGCGGTTTAACAACCCAGATAACGTAAACTACTCGTATTGGTTTACCGCAGCGAACTACCTTGGTTACTCAAATAACCTTCAAGTGGTTCGAGTAGTAGATCAAGACACTGCAAAGAACGCATCTACCAATGGTGGATTCTTTGTAAAAAATGATGAACACTTTGAAGAAGTCGATTCAACAGCAACCGCTGCAAACCATGAGTTCATTGGTAAATATTGCGGAACACTCGGTAACTCTCTGTTCGTCTCTGTCTCTGATAGGACCGAACAAAGTCTGAACCCAGTTATCGCCTTCCCATCTACTTCTACCGGATTTACCATTACAAACACAAGTGGTCCAACCACATCATCCACTGCGTTTGGTTTTATTACAACCAACCTACCAAGTGGAATTGTTGCAAATAGTGATAAGTTGAGATTTAAGCGAGGTGAACCAAGAACTATTACCGGAGTTACCAATGCCGTCTCCTTTGGTAAGTTTGAATCAAGTGGTGCTGGTGCTACCGTCGCTGCTCTCGGTAAAGCAGTAACTCGCGCCGCAGGTGCTACTTTCAACATCACGCTAACCACTGCTGGATCCACCGCTGGTCTCGAACCCGGAGGTTATCTAACGTTTACTAATAGCAGTGGTGTCGTTGGTGTGGCAAAAATTAGTGCGATGTCAAACGCGGCAGCGGGTGTAACGTGTCAGGTCACAACCGGTGCAAGTGGGTTTGGTTTTGCAGGTGATTCTACTACCTTCACGACAGACAGTGAATTTATTACTCTCGGTCAAGTAACCGCAGGAGGATTCACTTTCGCAGATGCTACCTCTGGTCTCACCGCCGCCAGTGTTCGATGGAAGTATGCTGAAGAGTTTGATCAAAAACTACCAGCGACCAGTTCCTCCGTTGAAGCACACGGTGCCTCTTTCGATCTACTCCACGCCATTGTGATCGACGAAGACGGTGACTGGACAGGGACAAAGGGAACTGTTCTTGAAAGATTCCCATCACTTTCTAAGGCAAAGAATGCCAAGAGAGCGAATGGTTCCTCGATTTACTATAAGGACTTTATTAACGCCAACTCTGAGTATGTGTTCTCAGCAGATGATCCCGGTTTTGCCACACACGTTGCGGGAACCTTCGCCTTTGGTGATGATTCAACTTCATCTGGTGGAACGTTTGCTAAACTCTCACAGAACTACTATGAGTCTCTCTCTGGTGGTACGTCCTCTGCCCCCGCCCAGAATGATTTCTACGAAAATGGTTACGAATTGTTCGCCGACTCAGAAACCGTGGATATTTCACTAATTCTAGGTGGTCCGACAGAGGGAATCCAAGCGAAGAAACTTGTCGATCTTGTTACCGCTAGGAAAGATGCAGTTGTATTCTTGTCTCCTCCATCTAACGCGGTTGTTAACTCAACCGGAAACGCATCTAAGAGTGCGGCGGTTGCAACAGCAAATGTTGCAGCATATCGTCAAGGTCTTAACGGTGCTGATGCCGGAGGTGATGTCAACTACACTAATGATAACTTAAATGTATCTTCTTCCTATGCAGTTCTAGACAGTGGTTACAAGTATATGTTTGATCAGTTTAATGATGTCTTCCGGTTCGTCCCGCTTAACGGGGATATCGCAGGTATCGCAGTTAGATCAGACCTCGAAACTGAAACTTGGTTCTCTCCAGCAGGATTTAACCGTGGACAGGTTCGTGGAGTCGTGAAACTTGCATACAACCCACTCAAGGCACAGAGAGATGAACTCTATATCAACGGAATCAACCCAGTTGTTTCCTTCCCCGGAGAAGGCACAGTTCTCTTCGGTGATAAGACTCTACTCTCCAAACCAAGTGCGTTTGATAGAATTAATGTAAGACGACTCTTTATTGTTCTTGAGAAGGCAATTGCCACCGCTGCTAAGTTCCAACTCTTCGAGCAGAACGATGCGTTTACCCGTGCTTCCTTCCGACAGTTGATCGAACCATTCCTTCGAGATGTTCAGTCTCGAAGAGGTATCATCGACTTCAAGGTCGTGTGTGATGAGTCCAACAACACCGGAGAGGTGATTGATAGAAACGAGTTTGTTGCAGATATCTTTATCAAACCAACTCGCTCGATCAACTTCATCTCGCTTAACTTCATTGCCACTAGAACTGGCATTGACTTTGACGAAATTGGCGGATCGTCCGCATAAACGCCATACATAGAAAAGGAGATCTAACACATGAATATCGAAAGATTTAAATCAGCACTTTCTACAGGTGGCGTTCGTCCAGCATTTTTCCGGGTTCAGGGTAACATCGGAAAGACAACGCTACCTGATAAGGTTGGTTTTCTAGTTAAAACCGCCGCCCTACCTGCCACTGAGATTGGTGAAATCCCAGTGGACTATAGGGGTCGAACCATCAAACTTCCCGGAAAAAGAACCTATGGTGACTGGGAGATTACGCTTCTCGCGGATGGTGAGTTCCAACTTAGAAACGCCTTCGAGCGTTGGGTCAATGACCTAAACGATACTGTAGAGAATGTTGCCGATCAAGAGCATAACCTAAACAATGTTTTGTTCCCAAACTGGAGTATTGATCAACTCGATAGACGAGGCAATCCAATTAAAACTTATACCATGTTCCACTGCTGGCCAAAGGCGGTTTCTCAGATCGAGAACACATATGATAATGAAGGTCTAGCAGAGTTTTCCGTGACACTCGCCTATTCTTACTTCCTCACCAATGACGGAACTGGTGCGAATCGAGTCCCACTCGGTGATGCTGCGTTCCCCGGTGAGTGATAGATAAAGAAGAGGTGAATTATGCCAATAGATATTTTTGGTTTTAGTATTGGAAGAACAAAATCTTCCCCAAACATGGACCCCTCCTTAGATGCTAAAGAGGTGAAGTCGTTCGTTCCACCGTTACTCGACGATGCAAGTTATGTCGATGCCGGTGGATATTTTGGTGCTTATCTTGATTTAGATGGGTCACTAAAAACTGAGCAAGAGTTTATCGCAAAATATAGAGAGATGTCACTACACCCAGAGGTAGAGAGTGCCATCGAGGATGTTTGTAACGAGGCGATAGTTTTTGATGAAGAGAGAAAATCAGTAGAGTTAGTTCTTGATCAAGTTGATATTTCAGATCAAATGAAGGGCAAAATTCAAGAGGAATACGCACAAATATTACGTCTTCTTGATTTTGGCAATCGTGGTTATGAAATTTTCCGACGATGGTTTATTGATGGTAAAGGATACTACCATATTCTTATCGATAAATCGAACCCCAAAAAAGGAATTATAGAATTACGTCCCGTAGATGCACTAAAGATGAAGAAAATTGTCGAGGTTCAGAAAGAGACGGACCAAAAAACTGGGACTAAGGTGGTCAAAGGTGTTAAAGAATTTTACACTTTTAGAGAAAAGTCAACCGATCAAACTGGATTAAAACTATCACCTGAATCAATTTGTTACTATCATTCTGGACTGTTTGATCCACTTTCCAACCGTGCCATAAGTTATCTACACAAAGCAATCAAACCGCTCAATCAACTCAGAATGATCGAGGACGCTGTTGTAATTTATAGAATATCTCGGGCACCAGAGAGAAGAATATTTTACGTTGATGTCGGTTCTTTGCCAAAGAATAAAGCAGAGGCATACGTTCGAGATCTCATGAATAGATACCGAACAAAACTTACATATGACGCTTCAACCGGAGAAATCCGCGATCAGAAAAAGTTCATGTCAATGCTAGAGGATTACTGGTTACCAAGACGAGAGGGTGGTAAAGGCACAGAAATCCAAACTCTTGATGGTGGACAAAATCTAGGTGAAATGGAAGATGTCGAGTATTTCCTTAAGAAACTTTACAAAGCACTCAACGTCCCACAATCAAGACTAGAGGCAGAGAATGGTTTTAACATGGGTAGATCATCTGAAATCACCCGCGATGAACTAAAATTTTATAAGTATATTGAAAGACTTCGTTCAAAGTTCAACAGTATTTTTATTCATCTACTAAAAACTCAATGTATTCTCAAGGGTATGATGAAGGAGGAAGATTGGTTTAAGATTGAACAAGATATTCGTTTCGAGTATGTGACTGATTCTTACTTCACAGAGTTAAAAGAATATGAAATATTAAAGGAAAGACTAGATACTCTAGACACTGTTCAACAACACATCGGTGATTACTACTCTAGAGAGTGGGTTCGTAAGAATATCTTGCAGCAAACGGACAAAGAAATCAAGAAGCAAGATAAGGTAATTCAGAAAGAAAGAGAACTAGGTCTAATTAAAGACGACACCGGAGGATTCTAATGCGTTCGCTTATAGATTTTATAGAAAACGATCAGATTGACTTACTTGAAACTTTTATCGAGTCTCGTTTATCTGAACTTGCTATAAAAAACTTTGACGAGGCGACTCCGCGTGTGTTTAATATTTTTGAACAAGAGGGTTCTGCGACAGAGGATCCCAAAGGAACAATAGAGGATCCGTTACTACAACCATCTGACATTGTTTCAAAGGAATATTTCTTCAAAAGGTTTCCATACGGTGATCATGAGATTCTCATGAAAAAGGTTGGCATGGGACAAAACGCACCAACGGTAACTTACATTGATGGTGAGCGGTATGAAGTTTTCACCACATCGAAGCAGGCAGAAAAGGAGACCATTCGCTATATTAAGGATGGTTCTTATGCTAAAGCAAACGACGCAAAAAAAGCAAAAGAAGATGAGGCGGCGAAGGCAGAGCAAGACAAAGTAGAGGCAGAAGATCAAAAGAAAAAAGAGGAAGAGGCGAACCACGAAAAAATAACTGAGTCTCTACGTCGGGTCACTGACACTGGTCGTCCCTCTATTTTTACAATGACAAACGGCGAGGAAATGATAATTACGCTATCAGAAGCGACACACGCCTTAGAAATACTAAATCTGCTAAATAATCAGAACGGCATTAAGTTTTTAAGGCGTTTGTCTGACAGTGTGACTTCATATCAAGACACTATGGACTTTTTTCTCGACAGAATTAGAAAAGGAATCTATTGATGGAAACGGAAACTATTTTACGGTCAATTGAAAATGGAAAACTTAACGATGCCCGTGAGGGTATTGATGAGATTCTACTTAACAAGATTGCAGATTCTCTTGAAGAGAAACGTCAAGGTCTTGGTGACGCACTAGTTGGTGTGTGTGAGGGATGTGAAGAAGAAATCGCAGAAATAAAAATGGATGCCAAAGAAATGAAAATGGAAATGGCAGCAATGAAAGAAGCGATGCATAAAGAGATGGCAGGCGGCGGCGCATCTGAAATGGAAATCGCTGAAATGATGAAAAAAATGGAAGCAATGACCTACAAAGAAATGAAAGAACTCATGCATAAAGAGGGCATCCATTATGAAACAAGTCACATGGACGAGGAGTCAGACTATGACGCTTTTTTTAAAAAGGCGATGAAAAAGTTTAATATCTCTTCGCCCGCCGATCTCAAGAGTGATGAGGAAAAGAAAAAGTTCTTTAACTATGTTGACAAGAACTACAAAGCAGAAAAAGAGACAGACTGATGCTACTTATTACCGAACATACTGATAACATCAACTTGATCACTGAAGGAACTGATGGTTCTAAGGAGTATCATATTGAAGGTATCTTTATGGAGGCAGATAAGAAAAACCGCAACGGTCGTGTTTACCCTAAGAAAATTCTTTTTAATGAAGTCAAGCGATACAATGAAGACTTTGTTTCTAAGAATCGGGGTATGGGTGAACTAGGTCACCCTGATGGTCCCACCGTAAATCTTGAGCGAGTTTCTCATATTATCAAGGAACTTAAGACAGACGGAACAAATATCATGGGCAAGGCAAAGATCCTTGATACTCCATATGGTAAAATTGTAAAGAACCTGATCGACGAGGGCGTTAAGATTGGCGTTTCCTCCCGTGGAATGGGTTCCCTTAAAAACGTAGACGGCATCAATGAAGTCCAAGATGACTTTTTACTTGCCGCAGTAGACATCGTTGCTGATCCATCAGCACCCAATGCATTTGTTGAGGGAGTTATGGAAGGCAAGGAATGGGTTTGGAACAACGGAGTTCTCGAACCAAGACACATTGAGTCTTACAAGGACAGGATTCAAAAAGCATCGACTATACGAGAATCTAATGAAGCGAAGTTGTATGCCTTCGCTGATTTCCTGTCAAAACTTATTTAATTATAGATAAGAGGAATAAGGAGCGTTACAAATGACTCGCAAAGACCCACTTGAAACAGCGAAGGCAATTTTAGAAGGGAAGTCTTCGATGGATGAAGGAAAGCACACCCGAGAAGGTATGCATGACCAAGAGCAAGCAGAGATGGTTGCTATGAAGGAAGCAATGCATAAAGAAATGGCACACGCTGGTGCCTCCGAAGACGAGATTGCTGAAATGATGAAAAAGATGGAAGCAATGTCGTATAAGGAAATGAAAGAATTAATGCATAAAGAAGGCATCAAGTACGAGATGAGTCACATGGATGAAGAGTCCAGTGAAGATCTTGAAGTCTACAGCGAAGATGCCGAGGATCTAGAAGAAATGGATGAAAAGGGAGTTGGTAAAACAAAGACCGACCGTCCTGATGCAACTCTTGCTGATACTGAAGACGATCTTGAACCTCTTAAGAAGGCAAAAAGCACCAAGAAGGTTGAAGCAGGTAAGATTAAACCTTCCGCCGCTTCAGGTAAGATTGAGAAACCATCCATGAAGGAAGATCTCGACGCTCTATTCACTGGTGAAGAACTCACCGAGGACTTCAAGGAGAAGGCATCGGTTATTTTTGAGTCCGCCATTAACATGCGAGTCGAAGCACTCCGCGAGGAGATTGAGGCAGAGTCCGCTGCACAACTAGAGGAAGAGAAGGAAGAGTTCCGTAACGAACTATCCGCCAAAATGGATGACTATCTTTCCTATGTTATTGAAGAGTGGATGAAGGAAAACGAACTTGCCATTGAGCGTGGTCTCAAGGGTGATATCGCTGAGTCCTTTATGACTGGTCTCAAGGGTCTTTTCGAGGATCACTACATCAGCGTTCCTGATGACAAGTATGATCTTCTTGAAGGTCTTTATGAGAAGATCTCTGGTCTCGAAACCAAACTCGACGAGCAAATTCAGAAGAACACTGAACTCAACAAGGACGCTATGGTCTCTCGTTGTATCAATGTCTTCAATGATGTCGCCGAGGGTTTAACCGAGGTCGAAATTGAAAAATTACAATCTCTCGCAGAAGGTCTTGAGTATGACTCAGAAGACCAATTCCGCGATAAACTATCCGTTCTTCGTGAAAATTATTTCAACGATGTTTCAGAAACAAATGAACTTGCCAATGAAATTGTGGGTGACACAATCACCGAGTCCGCAAACGTAGAGGAACACGCCCCCTCTCTAGACGGTTCCATGAAGTTCTATTCTGATATGCTAACCCGGTCAGCAATCGTAGAAAAGCAGACCAACTTTAAGGGTTGACACGGTATTAATTCCATTAACTAAGGAGAATCAAAAATGGAAAAGAAAGAATTCGTTACCGAACAACTCAGAAAGAAGTGGGCACCCGTTATTGAACACGCTGACATGCCCACAATTTCTGACGACTATCGGAAAAATATCACTGCCGTTCTTCTAGAGAACCAAGAGCAGTATCTTAAGGAAGCAGCACCCTCCAACTTTGGTTCGGGTCTTGCCGGTGGTGCTAACACCGATGGTAACTTTAGCAGCGTTGCTGGATTCGATCCAGTGCTTATCTCGCTCGTTCGTCGTGCGATGCCAAACCTAATGGCATATGATGTCTGTGGTGTTCAACCAATGAACGCTCCCACCGGACTCATCTTTGCCATGAAGGCAAACTTCAAGCAGCAAGGCGGCGGTGAAGCACTCTTCAACGAGGCACCCACCTCATTCGGTGCAACTGGTAACAACGGCGTTGTTCACGGTAGCACTGCCGCACAGGGTACTGACCCACTACTTGCCGAGACTTATGGCGACAACACTGCTGATTATCTCGTTAATGGTGGTATGTCAACTGCCCGTGCTGAAGCACTCGGTGGTGTTCAACTCGACGATGGTAACTTCAACGAGATGGCATTCGTCATTGATCGTCAGTCTGTTACCGCTAAGACTCGCGCCCTCAAGGCAGAATACACCACTGAACTCGCTCAGGATCTCAAGGCAGTTCACGGTCTAGATGCCGAAACCGAACTCGCTAACATTCTCAGCACTGAGATTCTTAGCGAAATCAACCGTGAAGTAGTCCGTACCATTTACAAGACTGCTAAACTCGGCGCACAGCAACCAGACCTCTTCTTCAAGGGTGGTCAAAACGTTGGTGCATCGCTTCCCGGATCCGATTCGGCAACCACTCACTTTGGTGGTCTTTCCGGTGCTGCTGATCCTAACGTCCCCACCTCGTCTGACGGCGTTGGTGGTGTGTATGACCTCGAACTCGACTCCGATGGTCGTTGGTCTGCGGAACGCTTCCGTGGTCTCGTCTATCAGATCGAGCGTGAGTGCAACACCATTGCTAAGGAAACTCGTCGTGGTAAGGGTAACATTCTTATTACCTCCTCCGACGTTGCTTCCGCTCTTGCAATGAGTGGATTCCTCAACCTAACCCCAACCCCACAGGTTCCCGGTTATGCTGATGATACCGCAAACACCTTCATCGGTACTCTCAATGGTAACATCAAGGTCTATGTTGATCCTTATTCCACCATTGGTAAGGACTACTGCTGCATCGGTTATAGAGGTACTTCACCCTATGACGCAGGACTCTTCTACTGCCCATACGTTCCACTCCAGATGGTTCGTGCGGTTGGTGAGCAGACCTTCCAACCCAAGATCGGGTTCAAGACTCGCTACGGCATGGTCAGCAACCCATTCGTCTCGGGTGGTGGAGTAGATCGCTCTGATCCAAACAGTTCTGATGCAGTTCGTAGTAACCAATACTACAGAATCTTCCGTGTAGACAAACTACATGGTCAGGCATCTGCCTACACTCACTGATACTGAGTTAGGATAAACTGAACGAAGCAGGGAGAGGGTAAAACCTCTCCCTGTTTCATTACATACATACTTGTATGACAAGATCAAATCCATTTGAAGGTAATAATTTAATCCACGGGTTTACCTCTGGTAGAGAGAAACTTGCAAAGGAATCTGTTCTTGATAGGCAACCAACAAACCAGAACTATATTTACCCAACGTATTTTCAGTTTGTTCTCTCCGCCTTGCCCAAGATGACATATTTTATTACAAAAGCAAATCTTCCAGATTTTGGGTACGACTCTGCTCTTATTCAACCGAACCGTTTTTCGTCAATTAAACATCCAGCGAACAAACTAGGTTTTCAGGATCTTGAACTATCATTCCTTGTAGATGAGGATATGAGCAACTGGAGAGAGATCTCCGATTGGATCAAACGCACCAGCGTAGTTGATGATCATTTAGATTTTGATACGAGTATAAAGGATCATTTCTGTGATGGGACTCTCATTATTACAAATAGTTCCATGCGACCAAACGTAGAAGTGACCTTTCGGAATATGTTCCCCACTAGAATCAATGGTTTTCAGTTTGACAGTAGCATCACTGAACTAACACCATTTGAGACCACCGCCACTTTTGCCTACGATTACTACGAAGTCAGAAAAATCTGATTTTCTCCCATTTCTTCTTGACTTAACTCAAAACCCGTGTAGACTCTGAGTGTCAACGAGGGAAAAGGGAAAGAGTATTAGGACTACACTATGAATCTCAATAACATAAAGCAGATGGTCTTACAGGATTGTGATATCGATGAGACCCAACTCGACCGCGAGTCGTTAAAACTACCCCAACTGCATAATAAATATTTGAACCTCTACTTGGACGCGAAACTCATTCTAGAAAGAAAAGAGAACGAGTTCAAGAGGTTACGCCGTGCAAAATGGGAATATTATACAGGAAAAATGGACGAGGAAGTTCTTGCCAAACTAGGATGGGAACCTTTTAATCTAAAAATTCTCAAGCAAGATATTGCAATTTATATGGAGGGTGATGAGGATCTGATTGCCTTACAGGAGCAGGTTTGTTATTATAAAGAACTATGCTCATACCTTGATGCAACTGTCAAGGAAATCACCTACCGCCACAATAAGATCCGCAACGCCATTGATTGGAAAAAGTTCTTAGGAGGTCAATAATCCCTAAATATAGGGATGAGTGAACTTTTAATAGAACATGTTGATTCTGTCAATATACGAGTGAGATGTGAGAGGGGAGTTGCAAAAGAACTCTCTGATTACTTCACATTTAAAGTTCCCGGTCACGCCTATATGCCCGCGTATCGTAAACGGATATGGGACGGTCAGATTAAACTATACAATATGTTCTCTCAAATGATCTATGCGGGTCTTGAGAAATATGTTATTCGCTTCGCTTCGGAACGTGGATACAAGGTAAAAACCGTAGCCAGAAAACAAAATGGATTCACTGAATCTACGGTTCAGTCATATATGGAAGATCATTTAAAACTCTCCATAGGTGGCAAACCAATCAAACCACATGAACATCAGGTGAACGCCGTTACGCACGCTCTACGGAACGACAGAGCGTTGCTAGTGTCTCCAACGGGTTCTGGTAAGAGTCTAATCATCTACGCACTAATGCGTTACCATTTGGATAAAATAGAAAATGATAGAAAGATTCTCATCATCGTTCCTACCACCAGTCTGGTGTCTCAGTTATATTCTGACTTTGCAGACTACGCCAGTGGATCCACATGGAAAGTTGATCAAAACTGTCACAAAGTCATGGCAGGTGTTCCGAAAGATGATATCAAGCGTCGAGTGATTATTTCAACATGGCAGAGCATCCACAAACAACCCAAGAAATTTTTTGACAAGTTTGCTGCGGTGTTTGGTGATGAATGTCACTTGTTTAAGGCGAAGTCTCTCACCGGCATTATGACCAAATTAGAAAACTGTCCTGTCCGAGTTGGAACCACCGGAACTCTAGATGGATCTCTTACACATAAACTCGTCATTGAAGGATTGTTTGGTCCCGTTCATCAGGTCACAAAAACAAAAACGTTGATGGAAAGAAAACTCTTGTCAGAGTTGAAGATAGATGCTATACTGTTAAAACACAGCGAGTCTGTTCGTAATGAGATGAAGCGATGTGCTTATCAAGACGAGATAGACTACATTGTTCGTTGCGATGAGAGAAACAGGTTTATATGCGATTTATGCTCGAACCTCAAAGGAAATACGCTCGTACTATTCCAGTTCGTCGAAAAGCATGGTAAAATGTTACACAAGATAATGCAAGAAAAAAACCCAAATAAAAAGATCTTTTTTATCTACGGTAAAACAGATGCAGACATGCGAGAAGAGGTCCGAAGTATAACAGAGGGTGTAGACAACGCTATCATCATTGCATCCTATGGAACGTTTAGCACTGGTGTCTCCATCAAAAGACTACATAATATTGTGTTCTCTTCACCGTCCAAAAGTAGGATTCGAGTGTTACAGAGCATCGGTCGTCAGTTGCGGAAGTCGGAGCATAAAGATGTTGCAAAACTTTACGATATTGCAGATGACCTCTCATGGAAAAAATACAAGAATCATACCCTTCGTCACTTCGAGGACCGCCTCAAGATTTACGACGGAGAGGGTTTTGAACACAAGGTTATCAAACTCAATCTGAAGGAGGATTTTCATGGCGAAAAACTACAAAGTTCTTAAGTTAAGAAGCGGTGATAGTGTTGTCGCAGAGTTAGTAGAAAACTCTAAATCTCATATTAAAATAGATCGACCAATGGAGATTAAATATATGCACTTCATTGACGCACTAGGACGAAAGCATGAAACTCTTATCCTTGTTGATTGGTTGAAGTCCACCACAGTGAACGCCGTTAAACTTGAAAAAGATTTTATCTTGGGTATTTTTACTCCAAGTCCAGATGTCATTCAAACATATGATCAACAAAAAAATCTTGATGATAACGGAGGAAAGATTCCGGCGAGTAATGCCTTTGGTCTTTTTTCACAAAAAGACAAAGAGGGGTTAGATCGAATGCTTAGAAATATTGAAAACGAGTTCAAAAACATTGATCCTAAAGATATTGAAGATATGATCAAAGAACAACTTGAAGAAGAACAAGAAGAATTAATAGAAAATATCATAGAAGAAAAAACACAAGAAAGACTTATAGTTGATGAGGACAATCCAAACTATGGGACTAGTTATATTGACTGGTCACCAAATCCAGAAGATTATCTTTCTTAATCCCTTTACATTCTAGTTGTATGTGATATACTTAAACAAAGAAAAGGCATAACATGAGTAAAGAAGATAGTCATTATGTTGACAACCAAAAATTTCTACAAGCGATGTCTGAGTGGAAAGAGGAAGTCAAAAAAGCAGAAAACTCTGGCGAAGATAAACCACCGGTCACCGAGTATATCGGTGAGTGTTTTCTGCTTATAGCAGAACGTCTGTCTCTACGAGCAAACTTTATCAATTATCCATATAGGGAAGAAATGGTAGGGGACGCTATTGAAAATTGTCTGATGTACGCAAGTAATTTTGATCCTGAGAAATCAAAAAATCCATTTTCATATTTTACACAAATCATCTATTATGCCTTCCTTCGTCGAATCCAAAAAGAGAAAAAGCAAAACTATATCAAGTATCGAATTGTAGAGTCTGCTGATCACATGGGTGATATTGCCCGTTTTCTCGATCCGGAAAAGACAAGAGGTAACCCATACGCAGAATTTTTCAAACTTACATCAAAAGATATAGATAACTTCTCTCCTAAAAAGAAGAAGTCCTCTAAAAAGAAAAAGACTGACGGAGATGATAAATGCGAATCGCTATTTTAACAGATACCCACTTTGGTGCGAGAAATGACTCGCAACAGTTCTTAGATTATTTTCTTGGTTTTATTGAGAATCAATTTTTACCAGAGTGTGAAAAACAAAACATAGACACTGTGTTGCACTTGGGAGATCTTATGGATCGTCGCAAGTTTGTTAACTTTAATACACTCAATCAGGTCAGAGAACGTTTTATCGAAAGACTTCAAGAACGTAACATGAAAATGTATTGCCTAATTGGCAATCACGACACATATTATAAAAATACAAATCAAGTAAACTCACTTACTGAATTGTTTGGTGAGAGGTATGATTGTTTTATCCCTATTGATGAACCCACGGACATATGTCTCGGTGGAAAAACATTTGGTATGGTCCCTTGGATAAACAAAGAAAATAAAGAGCAATGTGATAATTTCTTAAAAGATAGTAAAGCAGATATCATGTGTGGTCACTTTGAACTCTCTGGTTATGAGGTTCTTCGTGGTGTTAAGTTTGACGGTGGGATGAGCGACAACCTGTTGAAAAGATTTGATGAGGTTTGGTCTGGCCATTTTCATATGAAACATTATAAGAATAATGTCCGGTACATGGGAACCCCGTATCAAATCACATTTTCTGATCTATATGAGTCTAAAGGGTTTTATATTTATGACACCGATTCTGGTGACTTAGAGTTCATAGAAAACCCAGAAAAAATGTTCCTACATATTAATTATAAAGACAACACCGATATAGATGATCTGTCTGAGTATGAAAATAAGTTTATCAAAGTTTTTGTTGATGAGAAAAAGAGTCAAACTAAGTTTGATACATTCATAGACAATCTTTATGACGCAAAAGTTGGTAGCGTCACTATCGTAGAGAATGAAGAGTCGTTAGTCGAGGACACTGATGTTGCAGATATGTCACTAGATACATTGTCTTTAATTTACAAAGAGGCGGAGGACTTTTACTCCACTATTGAAGGCGTGAATACAGCAAGACTAAAAAGACTCATTCAAGAAATATACATGGAGGCAATATCACAATGAGTGAAGAAGAATCAGAGGGTCTAGGAGACACCGTAGAAAAAATTATCACTAAAATAGGTGATGTAACAAAAATCGAATGGATTAGAAAAAAGAAAGGTTGCTCTGGTTGTCGTAAAAGACAAAGGATGCTAAACAACGCCTTTCCATATAAGAAGAAAGAGGAAAAAAGTGAAGGCGGTTGCCCTGACTGCGATAAAAAGAAAAAGAAGGGCGGAGGCGGTTGTAAGGGTTGCGGAAATAAATGATTAGATTTCATAAAGTGAGATTCAGGAACTTTGGTTCCTTTGGTAATAATGGAACTGAAATCCACTTAGACAGACACAAGACCACTTTGGTCTCTGGGATGAATGGGCATGGTAAATCATTTGCTTTGCTTGATTCTATTACATTTGCTCTGTTCGGTAAACCATTCAGAAAGATTAACATCCCACAACTAGTAAATTCTATTAATGAAAAAGATTGTTACGTTGAGGTTCATTTCTCCGTTGGTGAAGATGATTACGTTGTTCATCGAGGGGTCAAACCAAAGGTATTTGAAATTTATAAAAATAAAGAATTGATTGATCAAAATGCGAAAGCGAAGGACTATCAGAAAATGCTTGAGGAGAACATCCTCAAGATGAACTATAAGTCTTTTACTCAAGTTGTGATTCTCGGTAGTTCCTCCTTTGTTCCATTCATGCAGTTGTCCGCTGCTGATCGAAGAGAGGTCATTGAGGATGTTCTGGATATTCAAGTATTTTCCGACATGAATACTGTCCTTAAAACAAGAGTCTCTCTTAAGAAAGAAGAAATTAAAGATCTTGAAACTAGAGCAGAACTTCTCAAGTCTAAAATCTCTATGTTAGAGAGTCATATTGCCTCCTTAAAAGAACAAGATGACAGTAAGGTGTCTTCGCTTACAGAAGAACTTGAACTCACAGAATCAACCATTGAATCGTATGAAAAGAACGTGGACGCACTGCTTGAAGAGCAGTCAGATCTTATCAATAAAACAGGAAAAGTTGATAAAGTAAAATCCGATCTATCAAAGTATGAAAATATGAGGAAGATCATTCAACAAACACATGATAAGAATGTGAAGAAGATCGAAGACATGGAGAAGATGGATCAGTGTCCGACTTGCACACAAAGTGTTCCGGAAGTTGTCAAGACAGAACTAATTAATAAATTTGAAACAAAGCGGGAAGAATTATCCAATGGTCTTGATGACATCGCCACGCAGATTCAAGAGAAGAACGAAGCACTCGACGAATTGAGAGAATACTCCGCTAGAGCGAAAGAGGTTCATGATCAAATTGTGAAGAAGCGAAGTGAAGTAGAATCGAGTAAAAAGTATTCGACTAAACTAAGAAAAGAAATCGCAGACATCCAGAAGAAGACCAGTGAAACAGATCAAACTGAAAACGCCACCACTTTGAAGAAATATAAAAAGGAGATGGCGGATACCAGAGATGAGAAGGTTCAACTCAAGGAAGACGCTGTTCTTCTTGGTGCGGTTGGTAATCTTTTAAAGGACACTGGAATTAAATCTAAGATCATCCGACATTACCTACCGGTCATGAACAAACTAATCAATAAGTATCTAACCGACATGGGATTCTTCGCACAGTTTACTTTGGATGAAAACTTTAACGAAACAATCAAGAGCAGACATAGAGATCAATTTAGTTACATGTCCTTTTCAGAGGGAGAAAAAATGAGAATAGATCTTGCCCTGCTCCTTGCTTGGAGAGAGATTGCTCGTCTCAAAAACAGTGCAAATACTAATCTACTCATTCTAGACGAGGTATTCGACTCTTCACTGGATACGGTTGGAACGGATGAGTTCTTGAAGTTAATGAGTGTTCTCAGTGCAAACACGAATGTGTTTGTGATCAGTCACAAGTCCGATCAACTTGTAGATAAATTTGATAATCAGATTACCTTCGTGAAGAAGGGTAACTTTAGTAAACTCACTGGATAATGCAAGAAGGTCAAAAATCAAAATCGTTGCTCCGCTATCCCGGCGGAAAGTCATATGCCATCAGTGCGTTGATGCCATACTTCCCAGACGATATCACTGAGATGGTTTCGCCATTTTTTGGTGGTGGATCTTTAGAGTGGCATCTCGCATCTAATGGTATCAATGTTTATGGGTATGATATTTTTGAACCATTGGTAAACTTCTGGCAACATGTTCTTAATCATAAAGAAGAATTACACGCACGGATTCTAGAGTTTCCGATTCCTCTGCCCAAGGAGGAATTTTATCGTATGCAAAAAGAATATGATAAATTAGAGAGTCCACTGGAGCAAGCAGCACATTTTTATGTTCTGAACCGAACCAGTTTCTCTGGAACTACTTTCTCCGGGGGCATGTCTCCCTCTCAGAAAAACTGGAACCCAAGATGTATAGAAAAGTTAAAGAATTTTTCACTAGGTGGACTTTTTGGGTCTGGCGGCACGGTGACAGTTGAGTGCCTAGACTTTAATGAATCTATGGAAAAGCATAAAAATCTTTTTGCCTATATGGATCCACCGTATCTTTTAGAGAACTCAACACTCTACGGTGACCGAGGTAGCACCCATAAAGATTTTGATCATTTGCAATTTTACAATAAGGTAAAAGATATGACTGGAAAGTGGGCGATCTCGTACAACGATCATCCCGAACTGATGGAACTCTATAAAGACTACAATATCCATACCCCAACATGGAGATATTCTATGAAATCAAAGGGTGGGTGCAAAGAGTCCTACGAAATATTGATTACCAATTACTGATTCAGTTTAGCACTTGACAGTTGATCGACTGTGGGGTATACTACTTGTATGAACATCTTCGTATTAGATAAAAATCCATATGAAGCAGCACGACAGGCGTGTGATAAGCATGTCGTAAAAATGATTTTAGAGTCTGCTCAAATGCTATGTGCCGTGCATCCGGAAGGAGTGGCACCATATAAGCGTTCTTTTTATAATCATCCATGCACGAAATGGGTTCGTGAAACTGACAAAAACTACGACTGGTTGGTAAACCATGCACTCGGTTTGTGTGCAGAGTATACTCGTCGGTATGGAAAAACACACAAGTCGGAGGAAGTTATCCAGTGGTGTAGATGTAACCGACCATACCTCCCCCTCGGCGAACTTACTAAGCACCCCACATGTATGCCTGATAAGTATAAGGTAGACTGTGTAGTAAAGTCTTATCAAAATTACTATAATGGTGAGAAAGCATATTTCGCCAAGTGGAAAGACGGACCAGTCCCCTCTTGGTTTACAGGAGTATTTGTATGAAACATGAAACAGTGTTGGTCACTGGTGGTGCAGGGTATATTGGTTCACATGCTGTTATGTCCTTACTATCATCAGGAAGAAAAGTAATAGTCATTGATAGAGATAAAGATTCTTGTGAAAATCTAAGAAAGATATTCTCTAGAAGAAAGAACAAACCCATCATTCATTGTTGTGATATCGACAACGACGTTTGGGTCGATGGCATTCTACAAAACGAAAAACCAACGGCAGTCATGCACTTTGCTGCGAACATCTCGGTTCCAGAGTCGGTGATGAATCCTCTAAAGTATTTTGAAAATAATACAGCAAAGACAATAAAGTTTTTAAGTAAACTACATCGAAACGGTATCCATCGTTTTATTTTTTCAAGCACTGCTGCCGTTTATGGTTCGCCTACAGGCGAAGGTAGTATTGTAGAAACCACGCCGTGTCAACCAATCAACGCTTATGGCAATTCTAAACTAATGACTGAGTTTGTCTTGAAGCAAATGTCAAAGGCGATTCCCGCTTTCACATACACATCATTTCGATATTTTAATGTAGCAGGTTCTCATATTTCTGGTAGGGTAACAGATCCTAAGTGGAAAGAAAAAGAAAATGTGTTTCCTCGTTTCATGTCTGGTATCATGAATAATAATGGTAGAATTTATGTTTATGGAACCGACTATCCCACACAGGACGGAACCTGTGTCCGTGATTATATTCATCCAGAGGACATTGTTTCCGCACACATGATTGCACTTGATAATGATATCGATGGTGTTTATAACCTTGGTTCAGGAACCGGACACTCCGTTTGGAATATTGTAGAAAGTTTTGTTTCTGTTACAGGCAGAGAACTTGATGTGATACATAAACCACGAAGGACAGGTGATCCTGCATTACTAATTGCTGACTCAACTAGGTTCAGAAGTCTGACTGGTTGGGAACCAACATATACATTGAAAGACATGGTTGCTACAGCATGGAAGACTTACGGTGAATAAAGTGAAAAATCAACAAAAGTATATTGATAGAGCGTATGGAACAGAACCAGAGTGGACTGGGAGTGAGGAAGACTTTGATGCCAATGATATTCTAAAGTCCATTAACTGGTATGTCACTCGATCTGACAAGAGAAACTATAAGAAGTGGACTCTTGACTGGATGAAGGACAAGAAAAGTTCTTGGACAAAAGAGGATCTTGATTTTGCAAAAAGGTCTCCACTCAAAGAATTCAGAACATACGGACACTACTGTCGGATGCTTTCTCGCGGATTCCCGCAAGTACCGGAACTAACGACAACCGTAGATGAGCATATCAAAAGATTGATCGCACTTGGTAAGACTAAAAAAGAGTCCACCAAGGATAAGGTTGTTATTTCTCCGAAAGAAAGAATGGAAAATCAAGTTACTGAACTTGCAGGTGAACTCATGCAAATTTGTGACGATGCCAACCAGTCTATTATGAATAAAACCGATGACCACAAAAAGGTAAAAATTTATCAATGGTTGAAGGGAAAGCAGGTTGGATACAAGCAGGCGGAGATGCTCGCACTTGTTTTTTCACCAGCGTTAGCAGAACTTGACGAGTTGGTTAAGGGAGAAGATAAGCAACTCATGGAGGGATATTCTTACCTTGGCAAAAGACAACAAAAGAACCTTCACAAGTTTATGGGTGATCTTGTCTCGGACTGTCTTAGATACCACGGAGACAACAAGACCGTTCGTAAGAAGAGAAAGACCGATCCAAAGAAGGTTGTTGCAAAGGTACAATACGAAAAGCAATCAAAAGAGTTTGGAATTAAAAGTGTTGATCCCATTAACATATTAGATTCTACAAAAGTCGTTGTTTATAATACCAAGTATAACACTCTTAGTGTATACTATGCATGTGCAGGACAAACTCTCTCGATCAAGGGAACGACCATTCAGAACTTTGATGAGGACAAGTCCGAGTCTCGAACCATCAAGCGACCAAAGGATGTCATCAAGACAATTAAAAATCAATCCTCACTTGATAAGGTCTGGAACTCACAGCACAGTATGATTAAGAGTCCGAATGGTAGACTCAATGCAAACACCGTGATTATGAAAGTTTTTTAAATGATTCTTCTAGATACAAACCAGTTGTTTCTCGCCTCGTATTTTGTTCATCGAAAGTTTAGTGACGAGTTGGACGAGGGGATGTTGAGACATCTTTTCCTTAACACAATTCGCATGTATCGAAAGCAATTCAAAGACGAATACGGTGAGGTAGTTCTCTGTCTTGAGTCATCGAATGTGTGGAGAAAGGATATTTTCCCGCACTATAAGGCAAACCGAAAGAAGACAAAGGATGATAGTCACGACTGGGGAACCGTCTTCGGTTACTTTGAAAACTATCTTTCTGAAATCGACGAGGTATTTCCTTGGATGCAACTTAGAGTCCCCCGTGCGGAGGCAGATGATATCATCGCAGTAGTTTGTCAGCAGTTTCACTGTGATGAAAAGATTATGATTTTGTCTAACGACAAGGACTTCATGCAACTGCAAAGATATCCTTCAATTAAGCAATACAGTCCAATCAAGAAAGAGATTCTCGACTGCACTTGTCCCAAGGACTTCCTTCTCGAACATATTCTTAAGGGAGATGCCTCTGACGGCATTCCTAATATTTTGTCCGAGGATGATACCTTTATTGTCGAAGGTAAGCGGCAGAAACCAGTCGGCAAAAAGAAAATGATGCAAATGATCGCGGACGGTAAATTGTCCGAAATGGAAAATTGGAATCGTAACCAAACTCTAGTTGACTTTACTTGTATTCCTGATACACTAAGAGAAGAAATCATCAGAACATACAAGAATGAAAAGAGCAGAAAGGATAACCAAAGGCAAGAAACTAAAATGCGTCCGGGTGCTGGACTTTATGTTTCTGTGTCGAACTACTTCTTGGAGAAGAAGTTGGAAAACCTAACGGATCTAGTAAGTGATTTCGTATGAAAAAGAAAAAGACTAATCGTGGTGATAATCAGACCGGTCGTTTTGAAGACCTTGATTATCATGGATATTACAAAAGTGCCAGAAAAAACGAAAAGCGTAAAATAAGGCACGGTAAGAAAAAGAACATTCGGGATGTTGTCAACGGTGGGTTGACACCCGAAGAGTATGAGGAATATTATGGCGACTATGACCAGTGAAACTACAATGAAACTTTCAAAACAATCAATCGAAATTCTTAAGAACTTTAACACAATAAATTCTAACCTGCATATTGTTCCGGGTCGGGACCAAGTAACTGTTTCACCCATGAAGAATATCATGGTGGAAGCAAAGTTTGAAGAGGATTTTCCGGTTGAGTTTGCAATCTGGGATCTAAGTAAGTTCCTCGGGACTCTATCTTTATTCGAGGATCCCTCCCTCACATTCCACGAAAATCATGTGACGATTTCTAGTGATTCTACTAATGTTGTCTATCACTACGCGGAACCGAAACTAGTCAAGGGTTGTCGTCCGGACAAGGAGTTTGTGATGCCGGATACCGTGGTTCACTTCGATCTCTCGCAGAGAGAATTTGTTGAACTACAGAGAGCATCCGCTGTTCTTCGTCTTCCTGATTTGTGTATCACAGACAACGATGGTTCGATTGATATCTTGTCTCTTGATAAGACCGATCCAACCACGAACCGATACTCGATCTCTGTTTCGGATGAAGCACCAGACGCTAGTTTTAAGATGTATCTTAAGAGTGAATATCTTAAGTTGCTTCCCGGTGATTATTCTGTTTCGATTTCTGATCGTGTCGTGAGTCGGTTTGAGCATTCCGACATTGATGTGACTTACTATATTGCACTGGACTCGGATTCCGTATACAATGGTTGATATGAAGACAGAAGAATTCCTTTGGGTTGAGAAGTATCGTCCCCGAACAGTTGAAGATTGCATTCTGCCAGAGGACTTGAAAAAGTCCTTTGTGCAAATCGTTGAGAGTGGAGAGATGCAGAATCTCTTACTCGCCGGTGGTCCGGGTTGTGGTAAAACGACTGTTGCCCGTGCGTTGTGTGATGAACTTGGTTGTGATTCTATTGTGATTAACTGCTCGGAGGATGGAAACATCGATACACTCCGAACCAAGATCCGAAACTTTGCAAGCACAGTTTCTTTATCTGATAATAAAAAGGTAGTGATCTTAGATGAGTTTGATTATTCAAACGCACAGTCCACGCAACCTGCACTTCGTGGTTTTATCGAAGAGTTCTCAAAGAACTGTCGATTTGTTCTGACTTGTAACTACAAGAATCGAATCATCGAACCACTGCACTCTCGATGCACTGTTATCGACTTCCGGTTTGATAAGGTAGCAAAGAGCAAGGTCATGCCCGCGTTCATGGAGAGACTCAGTGGTATTCTCCATGCCGAGGGTGTTGGTTTCGATGAAAGAGTTCTTGCAAAACTTATTACAAGATATGCCCCCGACTGGCGACGAATCCTAAACGAGTGTCAGCGATACTCTGTTGGGGGTGATATTGATGTTGGTGTCCTTTCCGAGTCCGGTGATGTCAAAGTCAATGAATTAATGAAGCACCTCTCTGCTAAGGACTTCACTAATGTCCGCAAATGGGTGACTGCAAATATTCACAACGACCAGACTTTGATTTTCCGAAAGATCTATGATTGTCTTTATGATAAGATGCAACCACAGTCGATCCCAAGTGCTGTTCTGATTCTTGCAGATTATCAATACAAGGCAGCGTTTGTCGCGGATGCAGAGATTAACCTTACGGCATGTCTTACGACTATTATGATGGAGTGTGATTTCAAATGAGTATAGAAACAGATGTATTGACATCATTATTCAATCTTGAGAATAAAGACTGTTGCTTTATCGAAACAGGATCTTGGCACGGAGATACAGTCGCCCGTGCCCTTGATATTGGATTTACTAAAGTTAAAAGTATTGAGGCGGGAAAAGATCTGTATGACAAATGTTATGAGAGATTTTCTGATGAGGAAAGAGTCACTCTCTATCATGGTTCAAGTTCAGATCGCTTATATGAGATGTGTCATGATGAGGATGGAGATCTTTTTTTCTGGTTAGATGCACACTATAGTGGAGGAGATACGTTTCTTTCTAATAATCAAATATGTCCACTCTATGAGGAACTGGATCAAATAAAGAAATTAAAAAAGAATACTCACACTATACTGATAGACGATGTTAGAGACATTATCAACGGATACATGAGGGTGAATATGCAAGAACTGAAAAATAAACTTTTGGAGATCAATCCAAATTATGATTTGTACCTCTTGCCCGGACACCAAGAAAATGATATACTAATGGCGACTACAAAGAATGTGACTTTAAATGAATCTATCTGAAGTTCTCAACTCGATAAACTATAATAAAGAAGACATATTTGAAAACCTTCCGGAAGTGACGCAGAAGGAGTATGTTCCTTTTGTTGTTAATAAGTGCTTATCTTATTTTCCTGACACGATTCTACAGGCAAACAACATGAATATGCATTCAGGGATTGATCCCAGAATGCAATATCATTATCTTATTAACTCTATCCGGAAAAGAAAGAGATTTTCAAAGTGGAATAAGAATAAAGAATCGGACCAGTTGGAGGCAGTGAAGAGACACTACGGATATTCTAATCAAAAAGCAGAGGAGGCACTACGACTTCTCACTGATAAGCAAGTGGAATACCTTATTACCCTACATAAAGGGGAATCATAATGATTTTTAGAATAAGGTATTACACATGGGTGAAAAGATAGAAATAGAAGATCTGGTTGAGATTACTCTCAACACAGATGAAGACTTTTTGAAAGTCAAGGAGACCCTCACACGAATAGGGGTCGCCTCAAGAAAAGATAAAAAGTTGTATCAGTCCTGTCATATACTTCACAAAAGAGGAAAGTATTATATTGTTCACTTCAAAGAACTGTTTGCACTTGATGGACTGAGATCAGACTTTGATGAGGAAGATCGTGGTAGAAGAAATGCAATTGTTGGTTTGCTTGGTGAATGGGGACTGATTAACATCGTTGATGCAGATTCTTGCTCAGAACCAGTTGCTCCAATCAACAAGATTAAAATTTTAAAATACTCGGAGAGGGATGATTGGGAGTTGTGTCCTAAATACCATATAGGAAAGTCGAGATAACTTTGATATGAAAATTGATCTTCGTGATGTGACCGTGAGATGGGTCAATGTTGACTCAGACACGGAAAAAAATAAAATGATGGAAGAACTATGTGATCGGGTTGGGTTTAAAAATGCTTCCCGTTTTTCCGCAGTTACAGGTATTGATCCACACGAAGGCGTGATCGCCGGGGAAGAACACTACCGAAATTGTGCTGAATCACATTTTAAAATATACGAGGAAACAGATTCCTTCCCACTTCTCATCCTAGAGGACGATGTGGAAATTGAGGAATCTGTTTTTACATATAATCTTGATAATGTCCCAGATGATGCAGATGCGATTTACCTTGGCACATCACATGGAGATGGTAGATACTCAGCACGGGATGTAGGAAACGGATGGATGCGGGTCGAGAGAGTTTTTGCCACGCACTCTATTCTATACTTAAATAAACGAATATGCGAAAAGGTCATCGAGGTGGGCAAACATTGGATCTATGAACTAAACAGACCATTCGATGTCGGTTTTGCATATCATGTTCAACCGCACTTTAATGTCTACTCTCCACACATTCCATTTTTCTATCAAGCAGACTCGAAAAATACGAAAAACAAGTGGGAGAAGTTAACAAGAACTCCTCTACAGCACAAGAAAAAGTTTTCGGTATTTACAACATGACAAAAACAATCAGTTTTAATATGCTCGGCCGATATGGTCGTCTAGGAAACTCAATGTTTCAGTATGCCGCCGTGTTAGGATCTGCTAGAGCATCAGGACACAATCCCATTTGCCACCTTTCCGGGATACCCTTAATGTCAGAGTGTTTTGAATTGGGTTCAGTCCAAGATGGTCAGATTGAACCTGACTTATTGCTTAATGAGCAAGGGTTTAATTATCAACAAATAGCACATAATATTCCGTTCAATCGCAGTGTTGATTTCCGTGGTTACTTTCAAACAGAAAAATATTTTAAGCACGTTGAGACTGAGGTGAGACAAAACTTCGCTTTTAAACAATATATCAAGGATCTAGCGATTGAAAAAATTCCAGAAGACGTATGTGTTTCCGTTCATGTTCGTAGGGGGGATTATGTTGCTTTAGCAGAATACCACCATAACCAAACAATGGAATATTATCATGAAGCATTATCTAAATTTCCGAGGCACCGTCCCGTATTTTTTTCTGATGATATTGCGTGGTGTAAAGAGAATTTTTCACACATCGATAAGGCAGTTTTTGTCGAGAATGAAGAAACTCTAAACACCAATGCCACATATAATTCAGACATATCTGGATACGTTGATATGTGTGCGATGTCTTTTTGCAACGACCATATCATTGCAAATAGTAGTTTTAGTTGGTGGGGTGCTTGGTTGGGACAAGGTAACGTGGTTGCACCTAAAAAGTGGTTTGGATCAAAAAAAGAAAATGAAAACCATGAAGATATTTATTGTGAAGGTTGGATGGTCGTATGAAAATTTTAATGATGAATATCGCCACAAACAAATACACTAGGTTTGTTGACGATTTTTATGTTTCTTGTAATCAGTTCTTTTTACCTAATACAGATGTTCATCATTTACTGTTTACAGACAACATGGAGTTTGAAACAAACACCGGAGTTCCTCTTAAAAAAAGTTATGTCGAGCATAAACCGTTTCCAGAACCAACTCTAAAAAGATATCACTACTTTCTCCAAGAAAGAGATTATATTGAGCAGTTTGATTATGTTTTTTACTCTGATATCGATATGAAGTTTGTTTCCCCTGTATCAGAGGAAGAGATTTGCTCCGATCTCACTCTAACAATACACCCCATGATTAGAACGAATCGGGAACTGTATTCTTATGACTCTAATAAAGAAAGCACTGCTTATATCAATATCAACACTGAGGGGGAGTATTATTTTTGTGGTGGGTTTAATGGTGGGTCTTCTAAAAAGTTCATGGAACTATCCAATACCATAGCGAAAAACGTTGACACTGATAGTAAAAAAGGTACAATGGCAATTTGGCATGATGAGAGTCATTTGAATAGATACGCGGTTGACAACCCACCAACAAATATAATTGATTGGTGTGTCACTGATTGGTATTGGGCACGAACTGGACAAGGAAAATTAATTTGTCTTTCAAAAGACCACACGGAGATTAGATCATGAAACTAAATTTAACAGAGTTACCGGTTGTTTATATTAATCTTGACAGAGACACAGAAAAAAGACAGAGCATGGAAAAGATTTTTTGTGATCATGGTTTTTCAAACGTTCACAGGTCTCCGGGGGTGATTGTCCCGAATGAACATGTTTGTGTTGGTATATCTCACGCATTTAGAAATGCGTTTGAGTTAGCATTTTCTGTGAGTAACGGCGGACCTTTTTTAATGTTTGAGGATGATCTGGTAACCCGAGATGCCTTTACAACCGAGATTGATCTTCCGGACAATTACGATGCATGTTACTTGGGTATCTCTACATGGGCGAGAGTCAATGGAATAAGTGGACCATATTTGAAAGGCGAACTACTCGAAGATAGATCTGATCTGGTTAGGATTCATAACATGCTATCGGGACACGCCATACTTTATAGAGGAAACGAATACTCAAAAGTTATTCATGCAAAAATGACGAGGGCGATACAAGAAAAAACATATCAAGATATTGAGTTCGCAGAAACGATGGGTGCATATAATGTATATGCATTCACCGATCCTTTGTTTTATCAGTCCAGTAGTGAAAATGTAACAAACTTGAGGTTACAATGACAAATGTAACTTATGTTGGTGGTTGTGATTGGTTGTGTGTCCCTGAATGGTTCTCATCTGAAAAAGATATTGAGATAGTTTCTGAGATTGGTGATTGGATACCAGATAAGAATAAATTAAGTGTCTTCATTGATTTCAGTGAACCCGATTGGTATCTTACAACTAAAACAAATGAAGTGTTAAGTAGAGTTGACGATTTCCAACTTATAGTAACGAGAAGACCAGAACTTTTAGAGTATCCACAATCAGAAAAACTAATTGCGGGCGCGTGTTGGTTGAGTGATGAATATAGAAACAATCCAAATGTAAACAAAGAACCATCTGTGTCTTTCACGAACACAAACAAATGCATGGTTTATCCTTGGGGGTTTGCTGATGGGTATGATCACCGACATTCCATTACCCGAGATTGGAATGAACTTCAAACACTTTCTAACCTCCCACTGCATTTCTATAATAGTAGAAAATTTCCCTGTCCCCTAGAGGGCATGGAAATTAAATTTTTAGATGAACACAGTAAAGACTCATGCATGAATCACATGTTTCACATAGCAGTGGAGAACGCACAATCACCAAATTACATAACAGAAAAACTGATAGACTGTCTCGCAGCAAAAACCATACCCATATATTATGGTTGTTATAACATACACGAATATTTTGACATCGATGGTATTTTGCAGTTCCACACCAGAGATCAATTAATCGATATTTTGCAAAATCTTACGCCAGAGATGTATGAAGAAAGAAAAAAAGTAATCGATAAAAATTATGAACTGTCTAAAAAATGGTGGGACACCGGTGCTATTTTTTGGAAGAAAGTTGAAGAAAGGTTAAATCATGCTAAGTGAGATTGGTTTATTTTATGATGGACAAGGTAGGGGTCCGGGTAAAGTTCGTGACAATTTAATCAAAGGTCTTGAACTGTTAGGTGTTAAGGTTTTTCATGGAGAGGAAAGAGAACACACAGGATGGTTACATAATTGTCCTCCCTCATTTATTCCGGAACACTGGTTACTAGGTCCAAATTTATTTGTATTACCAACAGACGCACCTCCTGATTTCTGGAGCAAAAAAAGAAGACTGGTTACTCCGTGTTGGTGGACCACTGATGTTTACTCGCAGGTCTTGACACAGGCAGGTTTACCACATGAACTATACACATGGGCGGTTGGTATAGACACTGACAAGTTCTCCCCCAGTGATACAACAAAAACGAATGACTGCATCATTTATTTTAAGAATGGAAATCTGAATGATTATGTGGATGTGACCAAAAAACTAAAGAGTAGAAATCTATCATATGAAGAGTTACGTTACGGAGACTACGATGAAAAGGATTTGATTGAACTAGCACAAAGATCTAAGTTTGTCGTGACTTTAACATCTACAGAGAGTCAGGGTATTGCATACCAAGAACTATTGTCAATGAATCTCCCCTGTTATGTTTTTGAAAGAGACATGTGGAGGGACAGACCCGGTTTTTCTTGTCCCGCATCTTCCGCCCCATATTTTGATAGCAGATGTGGGATAAAATGCAAAGACGTTTCTTTCCTTGATACGTTCATCAACGATCTAGAAAAATATGCTCCCCGTGACTACATACTAGACAACCTAACGCTTGAAAAGTGTGCAAGTGAATACCTTTTAATGATGGAGAAATAATATGAACAAATATGTTGTGGTTACTGGTTCTTGTGGTTTAATTGGAATGGAGTCTTGTCTATTCTTTCATAAAAAAGGATATCGTATCATTGGAATTGATAATGATATGAGATCTTACTTTTTTGGGGAAGGTGCATCTACGGCATCGAATCGAAAATTTTTAGAGAGCAATATAGACGGATACATTCACCACCATATTGATATTAGAGATTTTCACTCAATGGAAGAAATTTTTGAGTCGTTTGGTTCAAACATTGAGTGTGTTATCCACTCAGCGGCACAACCCTCACATGACTGGGCAGTAAAAGAACCGTTTACTGATTTCAATATCAACGCCACCGCCACACTGAATCTCTTAGAGTTAACTAAGAAACATTGCAAAGATGCTTCTTTTATTTTTATGTCCACCAATAAAGTTTATGGTGATAGACCAAACGGAATTTACGATAACTGTGACTTTAACATCAAAGAACTTGAAACTCGATATGAGGCATATGGTAATGATGGAGAACTCTACTCCGTAGATGAAGACATGTCAATTGATGGGTGTAAACATTCGGTGTTTGGTGCATCAAAGGTTGCAGCAGATGTTATGGTTCAAGAATACGGAAGATATCATAACATGAATACCGTATGCTTTCGTGGAGGATGTTTGACTGGGGGAGGACATGCTGGTGCAGAACTACACGGGTTTATGTCATACCTTGTTAAGTGTATGAAATCAAATAAACATTACACCATATTTGGTTACAAAGGAAAACAAGTGAGGGACAATATTCACTCATGGGATTTGGTTAATGCGTTTTGGCACTATCACCAAAATCCAACCTCTGCTGCCGTTTATAATATCGGTGGGGGTCGGGACAACGCAGTATCCATGACGGAGGCAATCGATCTGATTAATGAGGAAATGAACTCTAATTGGGATAATTATACTCTCTCGAAAGAAAACAGAATTGGTGATCACATTTGGTATATCAGTGACTTGAGTAAATTTAAAAAAGACTATCCGGAGTGGAATATAACAAAAGACATTAGAGAGATTATTCGGGAGATGATCGCATGATAATTGTTAAGTTAATGGGTGGTCTAGGGAATCAAATGTTTCAGTATGCTATGGGTCGATCTTTAGCAGAAAGAAATAATACAGAACTCATTGTCGATACCAGTTTCTTGGAAGATAAAAATAGCGGGGTCACTGTGTTTCGTGATTATGAACTTGATTTGTTCCCGAATATAAAAGAAAAGAAATTACAGAGTTCGGTGGAGGCGGTTCCATTTTACGAGTCACACTTTCATTGTGATGAGCGTTTGTTAAACGTAAAGACATCACAGAACATTTATATGACTGGTTATTGGCAAACTTACAAATACTTCAATGACATCAATGATACCATAATAGAAGAATTTAAGTTCCCTATTATTCAAGATGAGAGAACAAGACTGTTACAAGAAGAAATTGTCTCTCGCAATTCTGTGATGATTAATGTTCGACGATCAGATTATTTGACTGATTCTTTGTTTGAGAATCTTGACATGGACTATTACAATCAGTCCGTTGAGAAAATCACCGACATGGTGGACGACCCCATGTTTTATGTGTTTTCTGATGATATCGAGTGGTGTAGGGAAAATTTTACCGAAGATAAGTTTTTTATTGTTGATAAGTCATACGCTGGTCCAAAGTATATCGACTACTTACATTTAATGTCCTCATGTAAACACCACATTATTCCTAATAGCACATTTGCTTGGTGGGCAGCGTGGTTGCATCAAGGAGAGGATCAAATAGTGACATACCCCTCAAAATGGTTCACGGATAAAAGTAAAGATACAAAAGATATTTGTCCCCCAGAATGGATTAAACTATGAAAAAAGTTAGTGCTATAATTTCTTGCTATAAGTCGGATCGTTACATTGAAACCTTCCTGAGAACAATGGAATATCAAACGTATGATAATTTTGAATTAGTTATTCATACCAATGAAACCAGTCAACTTGAAAGAGATTGCATCAATCGTGCAAAACAATTTGTTGATATAGTTCACATCGAGGATGAACAAGTTATTCCTCTTTATGCCGCATGGAACAAATGCATTCAACACTCTGATGGTGAATTAATTTGTATTAATAATGCGGATGATCTTCGAGCAAGTGACTCTATAGAAAACATGGTCGCGTGTTTTAATGATGAAGTTGAATTTTGTTATGGTAACTACATAGTCAGCACAAATTTTGGTGACACGCATGGTCGTTTGGTGGATGAAACTGGTCGTGAAAACGAACTAACCACCGGTATGATACTGGGACCATTTTTTATGTTCAAAAAGTCAGTGCTTGATAAATGTGGCATGTTTGATGAGCAGTTTAAATCCGGCGGGGACATGGACTTTGCAATGAGACTGGGAAGAAAATGTAAAGGTGTTCATACCCCAAGTTTACTGGGAGCGTATTTGGATGAGGGGACTGGTCTTAGCACGGGTTCAGAATTGCAACCTCTAGAAAGAACTGTAATTGAGCGTAGATATGGTCTTAATATTCTAGAACCAAGATTTGTAGAAAAGTCAATGGAATATGACATTGCAAATGTGTCATACAATGGTTCCACCACGCCAATTGAGGAGTTTATCTGATGGAAATTTCAATTTGTATCGTAACTTTTAAAGAACGTGCTGAAGATATAAAGCGATTGGTATCGCAGATACGAGCAGACAATGACTCGGATGGTGTTGACATAATTCTTGCCATAAACGGGAATATAGATGAGCGGATGGATGAATACTATCGAAAAGAAATGATGGAGTTGTGTTCTACCACACCAAACTGTTATCCAATCTTCTGTCCAGAATTTAAAAGTTTACCGAAACTGTGGAATACACTAGCAATCTTTAGTCGAACTGAGTATAATTTGCTTCTAGGTGATGATGTAGAGTATACAAATACAAATACAATTAGAGAAATTAAAGACTACATATTGAACTCCTCTGATTCATTTTTTACCATAAACCACGGATTCTCTCATTTTGTGCTTACTAAAACTATACTCCATGAACTAAAATATTTTGATGAAAGATTTTGTGCTTACGGCGAAGAGGACGGTGATATGGTTCATCGGTTTATTGATCACATGGGAACAGAAATAAATAATATTTTTATAGGTGGGTTGCACAATAAAGCGTTATATGATTCCAAGTCAAACCAACAGTTAGATTTCCATGAAAGCAATAAACCAAAATTTAATAGAGAATTTTGCGGACTGAAGTATGAAAATAATCCTAATGGAATACGGGGAATGAGTCCAACCCCAGTATCAGTTAAGTCGGGTATGGAAGTTTTACAACAATATCCCTATGAGGAATTCGTTAGGAAAAATAAACATAACATTACGAAATTTAAGGAGATCGTTTTATGAAAATTTTTGTCACCGGTTGTGCCGGATTATTGGGTGCTAACTATAGTAGACATCTTTTAAAAAATGGACATGAAGTGGTGGGCATTGATGATCTTTCTGGGGGATATGAATCATTTTTACCCAAAGAGGATAACTTTACCTTTGTAAAGATGAATCTTGAAAACCAAAAAAATGTTGTAGAGTTATTTGAAAGACATAAACCCAAAGTGGTTTTTCACTTCGCCGCTTATGCTGCGGAGGGTCTATCGCCTTTTATACGCAATTTTAATTACAGAAACAATCTTATTCCTTCTGTGAATTTAATTAATGAATGTATCAACCATGAAGCAAAAATGATTTTCACTTCTAGTATGGCGGTGTATGGAGATCAACCTCCACCTTTCACCGAAGAGTTGCAACCGAATCCAATTGACCCATACGGAATTGCAAAATACGCTGTGGAGGAAGACCTAAAAAATGCGTCACAACAATTTGATATGAGATACAGCGTCGTTCGTCCTCACAATGTTCTTGGTATTTACCAAAATATTTGGGACAAGTACCGTAATGTAATTGGCATTTTTATCCGAAGAACATTAGATGGTCAACCAATGATTATATTTGGTGATGGTGAGCAAACCCGTGCTTTTTCCGACATCAAACATTACATGGAACCTTTCGACAAATTAATTGATGATCATGATGGTGAAATTTTTAATATCGGCGCAGATAAATATTTCACTTTAAAAGAAGTCGCAGAGACAGTTCAAAAAATTGGTCGTAAATACGGTCATGACGCTACTATTGAATATGGTGAAAGTCGTCACGAAGTGAAGCACGCATATTGTGATCACACAAAAGCAAAAAACATGCTCGACTTCAAAGACGAAACTAATCTTGAGGAGTTAATTGAAAGTATGTTTGTTTGGGCAATGGGTCAACCAAACAGAAAAGTAAAAATGATGGACTATGAAATCACAAAAAATATTTATGAGTATTGGAAATGATATGAAAAAGATTGTTTATGTGACAGGATGTCTTGGTTTCATCGGTTCGTATGTCACTCGTCTTTGTCTTGAGCGGGGATGGTATGTTAAGGGCGTAGATAAAATTACATACGCCGCGAACAAAAATCTTTTAGATGAATTTAATTCATACAAAAACTTTTCATTCGTTCATTGTGATATAAATGATTTGAAGTTTTTATATGACTGTGACTATATTATTAATACTGCGGCAGAGACACACGTTGGAAACTCTATCGCAAATAGTGATGATTTTGTAGAGTCGAATATCAACGGTGTTCATAATCTATTAGAGTTGATCAAAAACTATCGTCAGGAACACACTAAGATTCCAACCCTTTTACATTTCAGCACAGATGAAGTTTATGGTGACATCGTAGATGGGGCACACACAGAGACTGATTTGCTAAAACCATCCAACCCATACTCCGCAACTAAAGCGGCGGCGGACATGTTAATATTGGCATGGGCGAGGACATATGATATTCCATATGTTATTATTCGCCCCACTAACAACTATGGCATCGGTCAGTATGTTGAAAAACTAATACCAAAAACCTGCAAGTCTCTTAAACTAGGAAGAAAGATTCCATTGCACAACAATGGCACTCCAGTACGAAATTGGTTACATGCCGAGGACACAGCGAACGCGGTAATTAAGATTATCGAAGCAGAAGTGACTAATGAAATTTACAATATTTCTGGTGGATTTGAACAAAGTAATATGGATACTGTTCGTAAACTTATTAATGTGTTGACAGATAGTTCAGATTACGATATACTAGACTACGTTGATACCTCGTTCTCAAGGGTCGGTCAGGATTTGAGATATGCTCTCGATGACTCCAAACTAAGATCACTAGGATGGGAACCCAGCAAAGTTTTTGATGAAGAAATAATCGATATAGTAGATTACTATAAAAATAAGTTTATTTGGTGATACAAATTAAAAAAAGTAAAGGAAATAAATGATGAAAAATGCGTTAATGATGACATGGGAACAATATCAAGATCACGAAGTAATCTACCCATACTATAGGGTTATTGAAGAAGGATTTAGTATTGATATCATGGCCAATGTTAAGGGAAGAATTCATGGAATTCTTGGCACTTACATGGAAAGCACAAGAACAGTAAGTGAACTTGATACTTCTTATGATGAGATCATGGATGAGTATGACTTATTGATAATTCCCGGCGGAGTTAAGTCGCTCGAAAAATTACGACAAGAACAGAAAGCATTGGATTTCATTGCAGACTGGGACAGTAGAAATAAAACTATAGCGTGCATCTGTCACGGTGGACAGATGTTGATTTCATCCAAGATAACTGAAGGTCGTGATGTTTCCGGTTATTACAGTATTAAAGATGATTTGATTAATTCTGGTGGTAATTATGTTGATGCTCCGGCAGTTGTATCTAACAATCTCGTTTCATGTCCCCATTACAAGTGGATGGGTGAATGGATGTCATCTGTTTTTGACGTATACAACGAAAGGAATTGATGTTGTCCCACAATAACAACATTGTGAAAAAACCGTGGGGTCATGAATACCTTTGTTATGAAAATGAACATGTCGGACTTTGGTTTTTATTCATAGAGAAGGATCACCAAACGTCACTTCACTGTCATCCTAAAAAAACTACAGGGTTGGTTCTTTTAGACGGTGAGGCAGAAATTTCATTTTTAGCAGATAAACGCACTATGAAATCAATTGATAAGTTGATGATTAGGCGGGGACTGTTTCACTCTACTAAATCTTTATCAGATGGGGGGAGTTTTATTTTTGAAATAGAAACCCCGGTGGACAAAAAGGATTTGGTTCGATTGAATGACAAGTATGGTCGCACCAGCAAACCATACGAAGACAGCAGTTTTGAATCGGCAAAGAATGAAGATTGCTTATGGATAGAAGAACCCGATGTTGATAAATCAAATCACTATGATTTTTCAAATTGTAAATTGACTGTTGAAAATATTAGTAGTTTGGATTCTATTATTGAAAAGAAGGACGATGACATTATAGTTTTTCTTCGTGGTGGCATGATTCGCACCATTGACGACATATCTCATTGTGTCACAGTGCCGGGTGATGTTGGTAAAGGAAACATTGTAAAGAAAGTGGCCCAGCAATTGGATGGGTTGAAACCAGAAACAATCATAATGACAATTAATAAGAATGATTAAATCACTAAAAACATTGTGTGAAGAGCATGAAATTTTCATGTTTGATCTTGATCGGACGGTATTTGATACTCACACGAAAATGGGCGAACCCATTTGGGCAAAACAAATGATAAATCCATTAATTAATCTTGATACAGACACTATTCGAGATGATTGTTTTTCTTTGTGTAAATTACAATCTGGTATTCGTTCTGTGTTAAGTTATTTACAGATTCATAATAAAAAACTTGGTTTTATATCACGGGGTGGGATATTTGATTTGGATTATGAAAAGCAACCCTCTGTTTTATTACTGAAAAATTTTGGGATTTATGATTACTTTTCGTATAAAAAAATCTTACTATACAAAGATGATAATAAGGCGGATCAATTATCTGAGATAGGATCTTGTGTATTTTTTGATGATATGGATAGAGATCTTGATTCTGCCAGAAAATTGGGTGGGATCGAGGTTTGTGATAGAAAACAATTTGAAACATGGGAAGATTTACTTTGATGAAATTGTCAGATTATGTCTTTGATTTTATGTCGGAAAAATCAATCGATACTATTTTTTCTGTATCAGGAGGGGCGGCCGCCCATCTATTAAACTCTGTTGCAGAAAGAAACGATTTTAAATTCATATGCAATTATCATGAACAATCGTGTGCGATGGCAGCAGAGTCTTATGCCAGATTGATGAATAAACCTGCATGTGTTTTGTTGACAAACGGACCCGGATCGACAAACGCAATAACAGGGGTCTCTGGTGCTTACGGTGAATCAATTCCAATGATTGTTATTTCTGGGCAAGTTCCAACTAACTTATCTTTGAATATTTTATCAAACGACATTAATCTCAGACAACTTGGTGTGCAAGAGTGTGACATCATTAGTTCGGTCAAGTGCATGACAAAGTATGCTACTCAAGTTACAGATCCAAAAAGAATAAGATATCATTTGGAAAAAGCATATCATCTGGCAACAACTGGCAGAAAAGGACCGGTGTGGTTAGACATTCCATTGGACATTCAGAATGCCCAGATTGAACCAGAAGAGTTAATTGGTTATGAACCAGAAGATACACCACGTTTCTCATATGATATGGATGAATTAATTCAATTAATTTGTAATGCAAAAAAACCTGTCATAGTTACAGGTAATGGAATACATTTATCCAATACTGAAAAATTGTTTTTGGAATTAAAAGAGAAACTTCAGATTCCCATAGTTTCGACATGGACATCAAAAGATTTGATGAACTTTGATGATGAATTGTTTGTGGGTAACTTCGGCATAATGGGAGAGCGATCTGCAAATTTGTCGATTCAAAATTCTGATTTGCTACTAATTTTAGGGAGCAGATTGTCCGTTCCAAATACTGGATATAACTACAATTCATTTTCACCAGATTCAACAAAAATAATGGTGGACATAGATGCGAATGAGTTAAACAAACCAACTCTTAAAATAGATTTTCCAATAAATGAAAACTTAAATGTTTTTCTTTCCGGTCTACTTTCTAAGTTACAAGACGTTGACTTGCCTAGTTATGAGACTTGGAAAAATTTAACACAGTCTTGGAAGTTAAAATATCCTGTTTTCCAAGAGGAGTATAAAAACAACAAGTCTAAAATAAACTCGTTCTACTTTATGGAAGTTCTCTCCGATAAGTTAACTGAAGATAGCATTGTTGTTACTGATATGGGAACCAGTTTTACTTGTTCTATGCAATCTCTGAAGATGAATGGACATAATAGACTGTTTACTTCAAGTTCCCAGTCTTCAATGGGATATGGATTACCGGGCGCAATTGGATCATATTTTGCACAACCAGACAAAAATATTATACTGATAGCGGGTGATGGCGGATTTCAGATGAACATACAAGAATTACAATGTGTGGTTCACTATAACATACCAATTAAAATGTTTATTCTCAATAATAATGGATACTTAGCCATTTCTTTGATGCAAGATAATTTGTTTAACAGTAAATATATTGGATCAAACACTCAAAGTGGTGTTAGTAGTCCTGATTTTACCAAGGTGTCGGATGCATACGGTATTAAAAGTTTTAAATTCAACAATAATACCGAACTAGAAAATCATATAGATGAAGTTTTGAATTACGAAGGGACTGCATTGTGTGAAATAATGATGACAGAAAACCAATTATTGGTTCCTCGTGTTCAGAGTAAAAAAGATAATTGTGGTAATATACAATCAACAACTTTGGACGATATGTTCCCGCATTTGAGTAATGATGAAAAGGAAAGTATAAAGATGGAAATTAATAGTATATGAATGTATTAATTATGGTTGATTGGGGTTATTCGATATGATAGTGCAAGTTACTCTTACCCGAGACGAATTATTTTTAATTAAAGAGATGTTACCACAGTGGCAAAAGTACGCAGATGCTTTTGTTTTTATGGTTGATAGATCCGTTGATGGGACATATGAGTTCCTAATGGAAAATAAAGAAAAGTATAATATTCTCAGTGTTTTACAAACTAACTGGGAGATGGATGGGTTAACTGTAGAAACTGATGAGAGACAAAGATTGTATGATGAAGCATTCAAACACAGTGGAAAAATCATATGTCTCGATACTGATGAATACATTGATGGTAATGTCACCAAGGAACAACTGGAGGATATCTTAGAGGCAAACAAAAATACTGTATTCAAAGCACCGTGGATACAATACACATCAAAAGATACTCATAGGGTAGATGGTCCTTGGAGAAACAACTACCATGAGAGAATTGGTTCATATCAACAAAGAGGAAAATTTAAACAAGCAGTGAGGCATTCAGAACATATACCATCGAGTGATAATTCACTTGCGTTTAATTATCCTGATTTATTCATCGCACATCTTCAGTGGTTGGATAAAAAAACTGTTGGTGTTAAACAATATTATTGGAAGATTTCTGATTATGTTGCACAAAGAGAACATGGTGCTGAGATCATATCGTCCGCTTGTTATGATGATTCTGTTAATAATTTCAACTGGGAGTATTCTAGTATTGACTTCCCTCTAAAGGTAAATGAAAATGTGTATGGTAAAAACAATCTAGAGGATAGTTTTAAATACAAATATATCATGGAATATATTAAAAAATATGACATCCCAAATATGAACGATTGGGGTATGGGGATTCACTCGGGGGAAATATTCAAGTGAAAATTTTAATAACAGGAGGCAATGGATACATTGCTAAAAGTCTTCATGAAAAATTCTCTGATAAGTATGATATAACCAGTGTGAGCAGAAAAGACTTTGATCTCTCAGACCCCATCGAAACCTTTAAGTGGTTCGAGGATAAAAAATTTGATGTTGTCATCCACACCGCGATAGTTGGGGGAAATCGATTACAAGAAGACGACCATGAGATAACGAAACAAAATTTGTTAATGTATTATAATCTAATGCAAAATAAAAAGTCTTTTGGTAGATTACTTTCGTTTGGGTCTGGTGCAGAGGTCACAAGAACAAACACTCCATATGGGTTGAGTAAACGACTGATCGCAGACTCTATAGCAGAAACAGAAAACTTTTACAATATAATCATATTTGCGGTCTTTGATGAAAATGAATTAGATAGAAGATTTATCAAATCCAATATCAAGAGATATATCGAAAACAAACCTATGATTGTTCATTCGGATAAGGTTATGGACTTCTTTTATATGGAGGATCTATGTTCTCTCGTTGATTACTACATCCAAAGAGTTTCCCCTCCAAAAGAAATTAACGCTTCGTATGAAAATAAATACTCACTTCGAGACATTGCAAACATGATAAACCAGTTGGGAAAACATATAGTTCCTGTTGAAATAAAAAACGAACATGACCCGGAAGTTTATGCTGGGTCTTCTGATCTACCAATTAAATGTGTTGGGTTGTTTAGGGGAATCGAAAAAACATATTTGACTTTGAAAAAACAGTCTGGTATAGTATGCACGGAAAATATATCACATGGTTAATTTAACATCACAGAAACAACAAGAAGAAATCGCAGAATTAGTATCCAAGTATAGAGATAGAAAAGAATGGACTCCGGGTGACTGGGTACAATATGCTGGACCATATTTCACCGACGAGGAGTTTATCAAAACCATCGAGTGTCTGTTAGGTGGTTGGTTGGTTCTTGGCGAAAAGGGTCTTCGCTTTGAGAGAAAATTTAAGAGATGGTTTGATAAGGGATATGGTGCGTTGACCAACAGTGGATCTAGTGCGAACCTTCTCATGATCTCTTCCTTGAAGTCAAAGAGATTATACAATTTCAAAGAGGGAACCAAGATCATAACTCCGGTCGCAGGATTTCCTACCACACTAAATCCTATTTTACAGAATGGGTATGAACCTGTTTTTGTTGATATTGAAATTGATACGCTTAATCTAAACGTTGATCAACTAGAAGACGCAGCAAAGAGTGGAGCAAAAGCGATAACGTTCGCACATGTATTGGGCAACCCACCAAACATGGATAGAGTGATGGAGATTGTTCGAGACTATGATCTTATTCTACTAGAGGATACATGTGACGCATTGGGTTCAACCTATGATGGAAAACTTCTAGGATCGTTCGGTAACTTCGCTTCTTGTTCTTTTTATCCTGCCCACCATATTACAATGGGAGAAGGTGGTTTTGTCGCCTGCTCCACTAAAGAGGAGGAGACGGTTGTTAAGTCACTCAGGGAATGGGGACGCGGGTGTTATTGTGCTGGTGAAAAAGCATCATGTCTTAAGAATGGTATGTGTGGTAAAAGGTTCTCTCCTTGGATCGACTCAATGCCAGATACTATTTTTGACCACAAATACTTGTATGAAGAAATCGGATACAACCTCAAACCAATGGACCTACAGGCAGCAATGGGATTGGTTCAACTAGACAAACTTGAGGAAATTATTGCCTTGCGTAAGAGAAACTATAAGGCATATTTCGATACCTTTCACAAGTATGAAGATTATTTTCACTTGCCCAGACCACAAGATAAAGCAGATCCCTCTTGGTTTGCGTTTCCACTCACGGTTCGAGATAATGCTCCTTTTGATAGAAAAGACTTTACTCTGTGGTTAGAGGAGAATAAAATCCAAACCAGAAACTACTTTGCAGGTAATGTGTTGTTGCAACCTGCGTACACACATCTATATCCAAATATAGATGCCAAAACAAAATATCCAGTGGCGACAAAGGTGATGAAAGACACATTTTTCCTCGGAACCAGTCCTGTCATCACAGAAGAACAGACTAAATATGTTTGTTCAACCGTAGACAAATTTTTTGAAACAAGGAAGTAAATAATGAGTGCAAGACCAAATGGCGTGACAGTTACACTGTGCATGATCGTAAAAGATGAAGAGCATATTATCCATGAGTGTTTGGATTCGATGCGTCCGTATATTGACCGATACGATATTACCGACACGGGATCAACCGACAGAACCAAAGAAATTATCAAAGAGTGGGGTGAGAAGAATAATATTCCCGGAACTGTTTATGATGCACCTTGGCGTGGGTTTGGTAAGTCTCGCACAGAATCTTTGAGAAACGCAGACAAGGGTGGTGCTGACTACTCTTGGGTCATCGATGCAGATGATTGTGTTCGTGGTAATTTTGTCTATCCACCCCAGTTTGGTGAACACGCTGCATATACCCTTAAGATTCATCGTGGTGACTTTGAATGGTGGCGTAATCAAATTTTTAAGAACAACATGGAGTGGGAGTATGTTGGTGTTATTCACGAATATGCAAACAGTCCTAAACTCGCTGATTGTGGTCTGGGTGTTGCTCGACTACTCGGTGACTACAATATTGACGCTAGAACAATGGGCAATCGAACCAAGGAGTTTGATGTTAAGTTAGAAGAAGGTCAAACAGAAGAACCCGGAAAAGAATCTTGGAGGAAAAAGTATCTCCATGACGCTGCAACTTTGCTAGACTGCTTAACCAATCCCGAAAACGAAAATTACGAACCCGACAATTTAAGATATTATTTCTACCTAGCACAGTCATACTTTGATGGTGGTGACTTTGCCAGTGCGAAGGAGTGGTATACCAAGAGAGCAGAGAAGGGCGGTTGGGAAGAGGAGCAATGGTATTCTGTTCTTCGTGTTGCAATGTGCATGACTAATCTCGGAGAGAAGTGGCAGGATACTCAAGACGTATTTTTGCAGGCGTATAACCTCAGACCGCAGCGAGTTGAGTCACTCTTCAACCTTGCAAGAATTCATCGGATGAATGGAAACCCAAGACTTGGGTATCTTTTTGCAAAAATGGGTGCTGGAACTCAAGTGCCACCCGAGGATGTATTGTTTGTCGCTAAAGATGTTTTCGAGTGGCAAATTTATGATGAACTCGCGTCCACCGCTTGGTATGCCAATGATATGCAGGCAGGACTTGCAGCGTCAAACAAACTTCTCACCGAAAAGTTGTACCCGCAAGAGCATCATGAAAGAATCATGAATAACTGGAAAAATTATGTTGCCTATTTTGAAAAAATAGAAGAAGAGAAAAAGCAAAGAGAAGCAGAGGCAACTAAGCAAAAAATACTCAATGATGAATCCCAAAAAGCAGAGTCCGCTAAAAGGAAAGAGCAAACCAAAATTCGAGAGCAACAGAAGAAGATAAATAAGAGGAGACAGAAACAAAAAGCAGCGTCTAAGTCTCGCAAAGCATCGAGGAGATAAACATGCCCGCCGGAAGACATGATATAAGTGCCGAACAAGGTGTGACTTTTAAGTTGCATTTAAACTATAAGGATTCAAACACTAACCTTGTAGACCTTGCAACATATACTGCTAGAATGCAAGTTAGAAGATCACCCGAAGATTCCGATCTTCTTCTTTTCGTCACTGGTTCTACCATGAACAATACCACCGGTGTGGTTCACAGTGGTTCTTTAACAGGCGGTGGTGTAACCGGTGATTTTTCCACTGGTAGTGGAATCGCTGGAGTTGGAGATCTAAAACTAAATTCAAATGCAGACGGATCAACCAATGGTGGAACGGGTGGTATTTTAATTAGTATGGATGCCACTAGCATGGCAAATTGTCCCAAAGGAAATCATTTTTACGATTTAGAAATTATTAGCGGAACTGATGTCACTCGTTTGATTGAGGGAAGATTTTCTGTTGATAGAGAAATCACAAGATGAGTAACAAGATAACCATCAACACAAATGCACCGAATAAGGTGGAGGTTACTGCCACACCTAATAATATCACGGTGACTCAATCTTCTCCACAGAAAGAGACGATTGAAGTATCACAAGGTATCATTGCCGCTGGTGTCGCTGGTGCCGATGGTTCTGATGGTTCTGATGGTGTAACCGGATCGACCGGGGCAACTGGGGCAACTGGGGCGACCGGATCGACCGGGGCAACTGGATCAACCGGTGCAACTGGATCAACCGGTGCGACTGGTGCTACCGGTATTCCCGCAGGAGTTCGTTTTCAGGTCACAACGACTTCCGGGGATGTTTCTGCTGGAGACGCTGCTTCACATGGTCAGGTGTTTTTTGCCTCGAACAATTCAAGTTTTAGAATTGCAAGCACCGACATAAATGCAGTTGATGTTAGTGCTATGGTTCATGGTTTAGGTGAGGGTAGTTTCTTAATATTCACAAATGATCTTGGAACAAAAGAAAGAATCATTAGGATAAATGCACTCGCCTTCAGCATCGGTCTCGATTCCACTCCAAACGTCGCTAGTTACAATTCCATAACATACATTAAACAAAGTGGATCAGTATTTTCTGATAACGAATTTGTAACAGTGAGTAGAGTTCTTGCTGGTGTGACTGGTGCTGCTGGTGCTACCGGTGCAACTGGGGCAACTGGACTTGATCAGGTTGATACTGGTTTGACTCTCATTGAGGGATCTAGCGGTGTTACACTTGGTATTGATCCAACCTCGACCATTCATGTAGCAGGAGTATCTTCGGATGGTGGAGCGACATTAGGTAGTTCACTTAGAGTTACAACTGCCGACAGCGATGGGGTTGCAGTTGAGGTGCCTAGCGGCGGAAGAATTCGCAATACAAATGGTGGACCACAGGTTCACATCAAGTCAAATCAAGTTCAAATTTTACCATTGAACTCTGCCAGTTCTGGACTACATGTTACAGAGGACTTGGTGAAATCGAATAAGTTGGTTCACACCGTCGAAGGTATCTCTATGGATACCTCTGGCATCACCTTCCCCGATGGAACTCACCAGTCCAGTGCATCATCTGGTTCTATCTCAGAAATCACGGACTCATATGTTGGTCACATCGAACATGTGTTGAATAAAACATATTTCATCGATGCTAGGTTGGTTGCTGCGAGAACCATCACTGAATTTTTTGCCTTCGCCTCTACTGGAGGTTGCACGGCGGAATTGCATGGCAACGGAAACTCAATCGGAACTATCATATTAAACCCAGATAGTCAGGGTGTCACCGGAGCAACGACACAATCCAGTTTAGCAAACACAACGATACCAGTAGGCAGCACTCTACAGTTTACGGTGAGTGGAAACACTCTCGCGGAAGATTTCAGATTTGCGATTGGATACACACAATGACCCCCATATGGTTTGGTGGTAGTCAAGGCGGACAAAGTGAGGATTGGTTCACTGATATGCGTGGTGCTGGATCGGCGTATATTGACGGAAGTGATGATAGCGATACCGCCCAAAGTGCTTTAGTCTATCATCCGGGGTATCCTCATAACGGAACATTTACTGAAATAAGACTCACTGGTGCGGTTGATGGGACCGAGGGGGCATCGTCCCAATACAACAGAGTTCCAAATTCAAGATTTGCCACCACCGCTAACCGTTCTGATGATCCGTTGTATGTTGCCCTGTATATTCACACAGATCAAATTCACTCATCAACTGATCCCGCTGGTCAGTATGGAAGTGTGGGAGTTCCGGGGTGGTATGTTTTCGGTCCATTAGTGGATCAGAATCCCGGTGTTAATGGAAGAAACATATGGACACAAATCGTTGCTTGGCCTACAGGTGGACCAAACACAGATAGATCTAATAATGGGTTTCTAGGTCTTGGTGGCGATGCATATAACTTAATTGTCGTTGGTAAAAATAGTAGACCAAAAGCAAGTGGTGAAGGTGGAACTGATAGTTGGAGTATTCCGTATGAACTACTTGAGTTTGATCCAGATCAATAAATTAACTAGGAGATAAAGTGAATTTTTACAGAATGAATGAACAGGCGGTTGCTCCGAAAAGGGCAACCGCAGGGTCCGCTTGTTTCGATTTATATTCTTGCTTTGCACAAGGCGGGGAAGTGACCCGCCTCGGAAAGCGAGAGGGTGAATCTTGGCAGACTAAACCAGTCGATGACTACCGCGTAATTAACCCCGGACAACGCATGGCAATTCCAACTGGGATTATTTTAGAAATTCCAGAGGGTCATGTTGTAAAGGTATTTGCAAGATCTGGTTTATCTTATAAAAAAGGAATCACCCTAGCGAACTGCGTCGGTATCATTGATCATGATTACCGCGAGGAGTTATTTGTTCTTTTGCAAAACAACAGCATGGAACCGTATGTTATCAATCACGGCGACCGCATCGCACAAATGGTTTTGGAAAAAGTTTTAAACTACGAACTACTTGAAATTTCCGAAAGACCTGCTATACTTGAGACCCGAGACGGCGGCATGGGCAGCACCGGAAAGAAATGAAAGGAAACTCAAAATTGACACGCGATGAATTGCTAAGATTCCACGAAAAACTCTGCAAGGAAGGCAGAGATCTTATGAACCTCAAGAACCGTGACTATGCAGGTAACCACGGAACCGAACCATTTGCTAATTTTACTCGATGTGAGGCGATGGGTATTTGTAATACCGAACAAGGTTTCATGGTTCGTATCACCGACAAGATGAGTCGCTTGTCTTCATTTCTCGACTCTGGTAAGATGCATGTTAAGGACGAAAGTTTTCACGACACTGTTATTGATGTGATTAACTACATGGTGCTTCTTGCCGCATACACCGAGGACAAAGAATCGAAAGAATATGCACAGGAGCGAAACGAAGAGGACGAAGTGAACAGGCGGATTTCTAAGAATTGGTCTGAATATACAGAAGCAGGTCTACGCTGTAAGGATTCTTGATGGGTTTTTATACCAATGTCTCGCTGAAAGGGAACCGTGTTCTCTATCGGGGATATCGAAAAGGACAAAGAGTGCAGGAGAGTGTGGAGTATAATCCTACACTCTTTGTCAATTCACCATCTCCCACAGAGTATAAGACTCTGGATGGGAAGTATGTCGAACCATTCCGCCCCGGCACAATCAAGGATTGTCGAAATTTTGTTCGTGACTACGATGGTGTTAATGGATTTAATATTTACGGAAACACAGATTATGTGTATCAGTTTATAGGTGATTTGTTCAAGGAGGACATCGAATATGATCCTTCTCTGATTCGGATTGCCTACCTAGATATTGAAACGACATGTGAAGGTGGTTTCCCTGATGTTGATAGACCAAACGAAGAAGTTACTGTCATTACTGTTATCGTGGGTTCTGAGACTCACGTTCTTGCCATTGGCGATTATACTATTGATGATAGCAATGTTAATTCTCACCATTTTAGTAGCGAGTCAGATCTGCTTCGATTCTTCATCGAGATATGGAAAAAACTTGACCCGGACATCGTGACCGGATGGAACGTTAGGTTTTTTGATATTGCGTATCTTTTTTCTCGCATACGCAGAGTCTTGGGTGAGAACGATGCAAACCGGTTGTCTCCTTGGGGCATGACCCGTGAGCATATTGTTCATACTAAGCACGGCGAAAAGACCGCAGTTGATCTTATTGGTATTTCTATTCTAGACTATCTTGATCTGTATCAAACTTTCACTTATGTAAATCAGGAGTCATACAAACTAGATCACATCGCACATGTAGAACTGGGCGAACGCAAGATTGCGTATGATGAGTATGACAGTATCGCAGATTTTTACAAGAAGGACTTTTGTAAGTTTGTTCGCTACAATCATCAAGATACTGTCCTCATCCAGAAACTAGAGGATAAGATGAAGTTGCTGGAACTCGCACTCGCTCTTGCGTATGCGGCAAAGGTAAACTTCACCGATGTCTTTTCTCAGGTTCGGACTTGGGATCAGATAATTTATCATCATCTTCGATCAAACAATATTGTCATTCCGATGAAGCGTGGTTCCTCGAAGGACGCTCAGTTTGCAGGTGCATATGTTAAGGAACCAATCACAGGCAAGCATAACTGGGTGATGTCGTTTGACTTGAACAGTCTATATCCTCACCTTATTATGCAATACAATATCAGTCCCGAGACAAAGATCAAAATGTCGGAGGAAGATCTTTTCGGGATGGGACCGGACAATATTCTCAAGACACATTCCGAAATGTATTGGAAGAAGTGTCATAACAAACTCGAACGCTTCAAGGCGATGGGTTACTCTGTCGCTGCGAATGGAACTTGTTACACGAAGAAGACTCAGGGGTTCTTGCCCGAACTTATGGAGAAGATGTATCAAGAACGGAAGCACTATAAGAAGTTGATGATTGATGCACAAAAAAAGAAAGAAAAGAATCCAGACGACAAGTCGTTGGATATGGACATCTCAAAGTATCATAACTTTCAGTTGGTTCGCAAGATTCAATTGAACTCCGCTTACGGTGCGATTGGCAACCAATATTTCCGTTACTTCGATGTAGACATGGCGGAAGCGATTACCCTTTCCGGACAGTTGAGCATTCGATGGATTATCAATCATCTCAATGAATTTCTAAACACCACACTGGAGACAACCGATGTCGATTATGTTGTGGCATCTGATACCGATTCTGTTTATCTTACCCTTGATGGTTTGGTCCGCAAGTTTTTACCTGATGAGACGGACACAAACAAGATCGTGGATTTCCTTGACAAGTCATCTCAAAAGATTCTTCAACCGTTCATCGACAAGAAGTATCAGGAACTAGCAGATCTCATGAATGCCTATGACAACAAAATGGTCATGGAGCGTGAGTGCATCGCGGACAAGGGTATTTGGACTGCAAAGAAAAGATACATGCTCAATGTCTTCGACTCCGAGGGCATTCGATACGAAACACCCAAGATGAAAATCATGGGTATCGAAACGACAAGATCATCGACTCCGCAGATTGTCCGAGACGCTCTCAAGAAAGCGATTCGGATTATGATGTCGGGGGACGAAGATGAACTTATTGAATTTGTTGCAAACTTTAAACGCGACTTCATGAGTCAACCGGTGGAAAACATTGCGTTCCCCCGAAGTTGCAACAACATGGATAACTATAGAGATCCCACCACGATCTGGAGGAAGTCAACTCCAATCGCAGTCAAGGGTGGTTTGGTTTACAACCATTTCGTAGACGAATGGGATCTGGACGCGAAGTATGTGAAGATTCAAGAGGGTGACAAGATTAAGTTTGTGAGTCTAAAGGAACAAAACCCATTTGGTTGTAATGTAATTTCTTTCCCGGCATCCCCTCCCAAAGAATTTGAATTGGAAAAGTATGCCGATTATAACAAACAATTTGAAACATCATTCCTAGATCCACTGTCTGTGATAATCTCACATATTGATTGGAACTACGAAAGAAAGGCGGTGTTATTTTGACATCTAAACTATTAGAACTTGACCAAAAGCAAATCGATGCTATAATTGGTCTCGCAAGCGATGAAGTGACCATGCTAAATGTAAAAATTACGGAAGCGGTCAAAGACTCGTATTGTAAGTATGAAACAATGGCAGCGATGACCAGAAGACGGAATGGGTTACTCGCATTAATCGACCTGTTAAAAGGAGACTAAATAATGAATATTAATGAATTAGTGAGGGCAACTGGGAATGAACACGCGGGTATCGCGGAGGAAGGACTGGTTTCAGATGTTAGATCTTTTATTGACACTGGGTCTTATTGCTTCAATTCTCTATTATCGGGAAGTCTATACGGCGGTCTGCCGGATAACAAGATCACGGCGTTGGCAGGCGAATCCGCTACTGGCAAGACATTCTTCGCTCTTGGAATCGTGCATAAGTTCCTTTGTGATAATCCTGATGCTGTTGTGTTATATTTTGACACTGAACATGCTATTACCTCAGACATGGTTCGAGAGCGAGGAATCGATCCCAAGCGTATTGCCATCCTTCCTGTCGGCACTGTAGAAGAGTTTAGACATCAGGCGATCTCGGTTGTTGATAAGTATCGAGAGCAGAAGGAATCTGAAAAGAAACCAATGCTCATCGTTCTCGACTCACTCGGAATGCTTTCTACCAATAAGGAAATGGCAGACACCGCAGACGGTAAGACCACGCGGGATATGACCCGTGCCCAAATTGTAAAGTCTACCTTCCGAACTTTAACTTTGAAGTTGGGTCAAGCAGGTGTTCCAATGCTCATGACTAACCACACTTATGATGTGGTCGGTTCTATGTTCCCCACCAAGGAAATGGGTGGTGGTTCCGGTCTCAAGTATGCCGCGTCAACTATCATCTACCTTTCCAAGAAGAAGGTGAAGGAAGGAACCGATGTCGTTGGTAACATCGTGCATTGTAAACTTTACAAGTCTCGACTGACCAAGGAAAACTCAATGGTCGATGTTCTTCTTCGTTACGACGAGGGACTTCACCCCTACTACGGTCTCGTTGATCTCGCACTGGAGTGCGAAGTATTTGAAAAGTTAGGAACCCGTGTTCAGGTTGCCGATGGATCAAAGGTTTACGAAAAGGCAATCTACAAGGATCCTGAAAAGTATTTTACTCCGGATGTCATGGATAAAATCGAAAAGTATGTCGCGGGTAAATTCAAGTATGGTTCTGCAATGGTAGAAGAAGATGAAACCGAAGTATCAGATAGTTGAAGGTAAAGAAACCCAAGCGGTTGCAGTAGAGATTCAAAACACACAATTCAAAGGTATGGTTGTTCGTTTTGGAAAAGTTGCCATTCACGAAAAGAATGATACTGCACAACTGGCATTTGATTTTGATGTCATCAAGGGAAAACTTCCTAAGAACAAGACAAAATTCTCTAGACTTGAAGAGACACTTGGTGATATACTAGTGGACATTCTCGAAAACAACATGGACGCAGTGGAGTTTATTGGTGGAGACGACTGAAAAAGTTATTCTTAGAAATTTAATGCGAGACGAGGAGTTCTCTCGCAGAGTTATTCCTTTCTTGAAGGATGAGTATTTTAAATCGAAAAACGACAAGACAGTTTTTCAGATGATTGCCCATCATATTGAAAAGTATAATGCACTTCCCACATCGGATGTCCTGACAATCGCACTCGATGAGAAAAACAATATCAGTGAGCAGGAATACAAGAACTGCCTTGAACTCGTCGAGGAACTTGGTGAGGAAAAAGAAAAGGTAGACTTCGAGTGGTTGCTCGATAAGACAGAGAACTTCTGTAAGGATCGGGCAATCTACAATGCTATTCTTGAGTCGATTGAAATTATTGATGGCAAGTCCAGCAATAAAACGAAGAACGCACTACCCGAGATTTTGTCCGACGCACTCGCAGTCTCATTCGACGAACATATCGGTCACGACTATGAGGGAGATGCAGAGGAGCGATTTGATTTCTATCACAAGGTCGAATCAAAGACTCCGTTCGATCTGGAGTTTTTCAATCTAATTAGCAACGGTGGTGTTCCGAACAAAACTTTGAATATCATTCTCGCTGGCACTGGTGTTGGCAAGTCACTCTTCATGTGTCACCACGCAGCGTCTTGTTACTCTGCTGGTAAAAATGTTCTTTACATTACATGTGAAATGGCAGAGGAGAGAATCGCGGAGAGAATCGATGCCAACCTCATGGACATCACACTCGACGAACTCAAGATTCTTCCGAAGGCATCTTATGAAAAGAAACTGGAAAAGGTAACACAGAACATTCAGTCGAAACTGATTGTCAAAGAGTATCCGACCGCGACCGCTAACGTGCAACACTTTAGAATTCTACTGGAGGAACTTAAACTCAAAAAGAACTTTGTTCCTGATGTAATCTTTATTGATTATTTGAACATTTGTGCGTCGAGTCGATTCAAGGGTGGGAACAATGTAAACTCTTACACGATGATCAAGGCGATTGCCGAGGAACTTCGCGGACTCGCCGTCGAAAAGAATGTTCCTATCTTTTCTGCAACACAAACGAACCGATCTGGTTTCTCCAGCAGCGATGTTGGTCTCGAAGACACATCCGAATCGTTTGGTCTCCCTGCGACTGCCGACTTCATGTTTGCTCTTATATCTACGGAGGAGTTGGATGAGCAGGGACAGATTCTTGTAAAGCAACTTAAAAATCGTTACAATGATATCGTCACAAACAAGAAGTTTGTTGTCGGCATCAATCGTGGAAAAATGAAACTGTTTGATGTTGACAATTCAGAGGTCAACCTACAGGGAAGTAACCAAGATGAAACGGACATGTCCGGACTTGGTGTTGGGTTTGATGGAAGAAACTTCGACGAAAAGTTCAAGTCGAATCAAGATAAAATAAGGCAACTAAAAGTATTATGAAGTATCAAAAAAGACCGTATCAAAAAAGAGAACCCGAACGCATGAGTCGGGACTGGCAGGAAGAATACCGAATGTGGTATGAAAACTGGAAGCGAGATCACTGGAATCGAAAGTTCCGTGAACTAAATAAGAAAAACCGCAAAACCAGAAAGCACAGATGACCGTTTACATCGATAGAAAATTTGTTGACTATGTTTCAGGTTCACTCGACAAATTTTCTTGGAAAAAAGATAACCTTGCAAATTGTAGGTGTCCCCTTTGTGGCGACTCACAAAAAAACAAGAACAAGTGTAGAGGATTCTTTTATGAACGAGAGGGTTCCTACTATTACAAGTGTCACAATTGTGGAGTGTCACTTTCGCTTTACTCCTTCTTGGAGCAGCACGCTCCAGCGTTGAAGACGGAGTATCAACTAGAACGGTATCGTGCGAACACGGAGAGTAAACCGAGACCACGACCCGTAAAAATTAAATCAACCGGTGTTGAAGAAATGTTTAGGAAAAAGTATAAAGAAGTTGTAGATACAAATTGGTTGACCCCAATTAAAGATCTTGACGAGAGTCATGCTGCTCGTCAGTTTGTGATCAATAGGAAGATCCCAAAGGACAAGCAGGATCTTTTATACTATTGCAAAAACTTTGGTTCATTTACGAAGCGACTGACAGGACAAACAAATCTTTATGGTGGGGGCGAAGACCGTATCGTTCTTCCTTTCTTTAACAAGGAGGGTAAGATGGTTGCCGCTCAGGGTCGAGCGTTGGCGATGCAGTCTGTTCATGGGAATGTTGATGACAATAGGCAGACACGAAAGACCAGAGAGTTACTTCGATACATCACCATCAAGTCAAGTGATGCCCCGGATAAACTTTGGTTCGGTCAATGGCGAGTAAATCCAAAGAAAAAAGTTTACATCGTCGAGGGACCAATTGATAGTTTGTTCATTAAAAACTGCATTGCAATGGTTGGTGCATCTGGGGTTGACAACGTTCCTCCCCATCTACAAAATAGCGAAGGCGTGTATGTTCTCGACAACGAACCACGCAACAAAGAAATTTACAATCTAAACGAAAAACTAATAAACCTTGGTAAGACCGTTTGTATTTGGCCAAGTGACATCACACAGAAAGACCCAAATGATATGGTTATGGCAGGGTATACAAGAAGAGAAATTAAAAAGATAATTGATGACAATACTTGTAGCGGACTGGTCGCCAAGCATCGACTGAACGAATGGAGTAGAGCATGAGAGTATTAGATAGAGGACATGTTCAACTTGTGGATCACATGGGTTCGGATCTCACAGTTTGTAACGCAGCACGGGTTTCGTTTAACAATGAAACGGACTGGTGTCAAGATCAAAAAGCAATAACTCGTTTAGCAGAGACAGGATCAAAATACCACGAAGAAGATGTTAGGTGTCTGTGCGATAAAGATAAGAAACTTATAAAGTATCTTGCAAAACATCAACACTGGACTCCCTTTGCACATCCGCAGATCACTTTACGGATCAAAGCACCTATCTCTATTCGCACTCAGTTTTTCAAGCATAAGCAGGGATTCGTCGAGAACGAAATAAGTAGGCGATATGTTTCATTTGAACCAGAATTTTACATCCCCCTCTGGAGAGGCAAACCAACTGATGGTGCAAAACAGGGAAGTAGTGAAAGAATATGTGTTGACAACGAAACAGATACAAACTATACTAACGCTCTTAAGTTGTGTCTTTACGCATATGAACAACTGCTAGAAAATGGAGTCGCACCAGAACAGGCAAGGTTTGTTCTCCCACAAGGCATGTATACCGAGTGGTATTGGACTGGATCACTTGCTGCGTATGCAAGATTTTACAAGCAGAGAAAAGACGAACACGCACAATGGGAAATCCGAGAATACGCAACTGCAATCTCTGAACTAATTCAACCACTGTTTCCTGAGTCATGGAAAAACCTGACTACATAAAGGACACCCAAAGGAAATATAATGAGCAAACTACCAACCTTATATCAAGATTTTATTCACCTGTCCCGCTACTCCCGATGGTTACCTGAAGAGAACCGAAGAGAGACTTGGGAAGAAACCGTTTCACGATACTTTGACTTTTTTGTTGATCATCTTCAGACCAAGCATGATTACAAAGTTTCAAATAAACAAAGAAAAGAATTAGAAGAGGCAGTGATCAACCTAGAGATCATGCCATCCATGCGTGCGTTAATGACCGCAGGCGAAGCACTTCGTCGTGACAATGTTGCTGGTTACAATTGCTCATATGTCGCTGTCAACAGACTTCGTGCTTTTGATGAAATCCTTTATGTTCTCATGTGTGGAACCGGTGTTGGTTTTTCCGTGGAGCGTGCAGAGGTCGATCAACTTCCTCCAGTCGCAGAAGAATTCCACGAAACGGATACCACTATTGTCGTTGCCGATTCCAAGGTTGGTTGGGCAAAGGCATACAAAGAACTCGTATCCCTGCTCGTTCATGGACAAGTCCCCAAGTGGGATGTGAGCAAGGTGCGTCCCGCTGGAGAGCGTCTTAAGACTTTCGGCGGTCGAGCATCGGGTCCAGAACCTTTAGTTGATTTGTTTGAGTTTACTGTAAATACTTTTAAGAAAGCAGCAGGACGGCGACTCACGACCATCGAATGTCATGATATTGTTTGCAAGATTGCAGAAATCGTCGTCGTTGGCGGAGTCCGCCGTTCTGCTCTTATCTCATTGTCCTCGCTCATGGATGATCGTATGCGTGATGCGAAGTCTGGTCAGTGGTGGGTCACCGAACCGCAGCGTGCGTTGGCAAATAACTCTGCTGTTTACAATGGCGGTCCCACTGACATCGGAACCTTTATGAAAGAGTGGATGTCACTTTACGAGTCCAAGAGTGGTGAGCGTGGTATCTTCAACCGATCCAGTGCGAAGAGTCAGTGTAAGAAACTTGCCGATGTTCGCGGTGAGGGTCATGTTCACCGAGACCCAGAACACCGGTTTGGAACAAACCCATGCTCGGAAATTATTCTTCGTGATGCAGAATTTTGTAATTTAACAGAAGTGGTTGTTCGTGAGAACGATACTGTTGAGTCTCTTAAGAGAAAGATTCGACTCGCAACCATTCTTGGAACATGGCAGTCCACTCTTACAAACTTTCGTTACCTTTCATCTGTATGGAAGAACAACTGTGAAGAAGAGCGTCTTCTTGGGGTGTCCTTGACTGGTATCATGGACTGTGAAACCACCCGTTGCACTGATAAACTAGAATTTAGACTAGAGGAAATGCGAAGAGTTTGCATCGACACCAACAAGGAGTTTGCCGGTAAGATTGGTATCCCTCAGTCCGCCGCCACCACTTGCGTAAAACCATCTGGAACTGTTTCGCAGTTGGTCGATGCAGCATCGGGTATTCATGCTCGACACAATGAACATTACATCCGTACCGTTCGTGCAGACAATAAGGATCCGCTTTGTCAGTTTATGAAGGATAAAGGATTCCCACACGAAGCATGTGTATTGAAACCAGAAAATGTAACAGTGTTTGCTTTCCCAACCAAGTCTCCAAACGGTTGTGTCACCAGAACTGACATGACCGCTCTTGAGCAACTTGAGTTGTGGTTGATTTATCAGCGACACTGGTGCGAACACAAACCATCAGTCACCATCTCCGTCAAGGAGCATGAGTGGATGGAGGTTGGTGCATGGGTGTGGAATCACCTAGATGAGATCTCTGGTATTTCTTTCCTTCCGTTCTCTGATCATGTGTATAAGCAAGCACCATATCAGGACATCGATAAAGAGACATACATAAAAGAACTCAAAAATTTACCCCAGAGCGTAAACTGGGAAGAGTTAGCAAACTATGAAAGGGAAGACAATACTTCTGGAACACAGACCTACGCATGTAGCGGTGATTCATGTGAAGTAGTAGATCTTACCTGAAACCATCTAAAAGGAGAATATAGATGAATAGAATTTGTGCTATCCTATTACCATTTGTTTTCGGCGGAGTTGCCGTTGCAAGTGAACCAATGCCCGATGCGTATGAACTAATCATGCAAGATGTTCGGGATGATGCAGCGACCCGTCGATCACTAAAAGGTGATCGGGTAGGAATCCGACTGGACGGTTTTGTTCAGACTGGTTGGTCCTACTCAGGCGGCGGTGATGCTGACGATGTGTACGGTTTCGATGTATACCGTGCAAGACTTGGACTCGCTGGTCGAGTCGGTAAGGATGCTACTTTCCGTCTAAGCGGCGAGTGGACTCCTGCAAGCGACTTTGAACTCGTCGAGGCGGTCCTCAACTACAGTGGATTCGACTTCGCTGATGTTCGTGTTGGTCAATTTGTTCCTGCTTTCTACAGCGGGTTCGTTGCCAACCCAACCGAACTCACCACGCAGAACTATAGCGTTTCTGCTTTGACTTTTGGTCAGGGATTCGGTCAAGGCATTGAACTTTCACAGTCCTTCGGTGGACTTGATCTCAGTGCTTTCTACAATAACGGGTTTGATAATCTAACCGGGGTCTCTAATGGTGACTATGCCGTTGGTGTCCGTGGTTCGTTTGAACTCGTTGACGGTTTCTCTCTCGGTGGCGGTTACGCCTACATTGAGGGACCAAACCAGTATTCAACCGTTACTGTTGATGCTGACTTTGATCTTGACCCATTCAATCTAAATGTCGCGTGGATCGCTGACGACCAGATTGATGGTTGGGAGAACTACTCTGTGGTCGGAACTGGTTCTGTTGATCTTTCGGATCGTGCAGAACTCTTCGGTCAGTATGAGTATGGAAACCTCGGTGGTTTCGCCGGTGGTGATCTCAATGTGGGAACCATCGGTCTAAATTATGACTTGACCAAGGGTGTCAAGTGGACCAACTCGTTTGGTTACGCTTTTGATGACATCGCCGGTGGTTTCGATACCACCAACACCGGTTGGAGAACTGGTGCAGGTCAAGGTGAATATGTGATTCGTAGTTTCGTCACAATTAGTTTCTGAACATAAGGAGAAATTTTATGACTAACAAGAAATGTGAACAAGTATGCCCCGTCACTGGCGATGGATGTGACTGTATTAGCAAGGCACTTTGCAAGGTTGGTGTTTGCCGATCCACGCTAATTACTCTTGCTCTACTCCCATTCGCATGGGATGGTGTCGTCTGGGGTGCAGAAGTTGTTCGGTTCCTTTGGGATTCGGCAACCTCCGCTGTCTCCTGATAAAAAAGAAGACAAGACAAAAGGCAAACACCCCGGTCACGGAAGACCGGGGTTTTTGTCTATAAGTGGAGGTTGTTTTTTACATAATGCTAACACATCACACATACAACGATAACACAGTCTAGACTAAGTATTTTTTGGAGATCATATGAAACTACTTTTATACGCCCTGTTATTTCTGAATGTCGATGTTACCGAAGATATTACAACATCAACAACTTGGACTGCTGACAATGTTTACAACTTGACGAAACAAATCTATGTGTTGCCCGGTGCAACTTTGACAATTGAAGCAGGAACAATCATTGCTTCCGAAGCATCTGCGAATGGTGCAGGTGGTTTGTGTGTGACGAACGGCGCACAAATCTTTGTGAACGGAGAGCGACACGCACCAGTCGTGATGACCTCAACCCTAGACGATGGAACTTGGAGAGCGTCTGCAAACGAGTGGGGGAATCTTACACTTTGCGGTGATGCCTTCATCGGGTTTGACGGAACGACCAACTCCGGTGGATTCCCAAATAACACTCTGACTCCGAGTGCATCCAACCAAGCAAACATGGAAGGACTTGTTGAAACGGCAGGCG